CCTCAGCCGATCAAAGTGCTTCAGCTTTGGATCGCGGGCGACGACCTCTCTGACGAGGGCAGAAATCGCCGGCATGCCGTAGCCGCCGATCTGCTGATTGATGGGGTCGATGGCCTCCCGGCGGAGCTTGTCTGTCGCGGCGGCGGTCTCTTCACGGATCATCTGGCGCGTGAGGCGTGCCGCCTTCTTGTTGTCGCCGGCCTCAACTGCGGCTTCGATGTCGTCTTCGGTGACGGTGAACTTCGGCGTGTCGTCCGCCGGGATGTTGCCCGCGTTCCGATTGGCGGCGAGCGCGTTGAAGATCCGCTGCTCGCGCTCTTCCCCTTTGGTGAGTGCCGCGCGGAGTGCTTCGAGTTCCTTGTCGCGCGGATCGGGCTCGGGAGCCTTCGGTGCTTCGACAACCGGGGGCGGATCGTCTCCAGCGATCGGCTCTTCGAGCGGCTCGTCAGGCTTTGGTTCGTCGGGCATTGCGCTCTCCTTCTTCGACGACCGACTTCACTTTGCGCTGAAACTCCTTGACAATGCGAACCATACACTGCGCCCGCACAACGTCTTCGCCGCTGGCCGTTTCGAGTTCTCGGTGGGCTTCAGTAATCTGCTCTTGACAGAAGTCCTTGAGGGCCACCCTGGCCTCGTGGTTGTCCTTGAAGAGATCACCGAGCCGCATGTATCACTGTTGCTGAGCACTGGGAAGGCCCAATCCGTTGTCGGCGCCCCGCTGAGCAAGGCCCCCCACGAGGGCAGCAAGGCCCTGCAACCCACTCGCGTCCAAGTTCTTGACGTTGTCCAGTTCATCGCTGACCTCGACGATGAACGTGTGCGGATCACGGATCTGATCGAACGTCCGGACGGTCCGTTCAATGATGTTCGACCAGGCTTCGGCGATCTTCTTCGCCACGTCGGCGATCGGCGGTGGAATGTTCGGCTGCGACGCGAGGGTGATGAGTTCCATGATCCGCTGGTAGTAGGTCCCAAGGATGTTCACGAGGAGCATCGCGTTCTGGCGTTCCGCGTCGCGGTTGATCGTCGCGGAGGAGGCCGTCAGTTCGACGGAGACGTTCTGTTCGAAGTCGTCCGTCTTGAGGAGCGCGATCACCAAGGCGCCCTTCTGGTCGCCCAGCACCTTCCGGATGTTGCTCGCCGCAAGACCGTTCTCATCCTCCCGCAAGAGCTGCTCATGATACCGCCAGAGACACTGTCGCACGGCCGCTGCCGCACATTCCTTCATGTTGTCGTAGGCCGGTGCAAAGCGATTCGACTGCTGCTGGAGCAGTGAGGCCGTCGTGAACGCCGGGGTGCGAGAGCCGAGCACCTGACTTGGTCGGGGGGTGTTCAGCTCGTTCACCCCGACCCGACGTTCTGCCAATGAGAGGGTGATACCTTCACTTGCCGTGGCGGACGGATAGATTTCTCCAAGCTGCATCGCGACGATATCTTCTCTGGGGTTGCCCTGCGTTTCGATGTTTCGCCCTGCCCACGCCGCGATCGTTGCTTCGTCGATCGTCCCCGCTTTGGTCGCAAAGAACCGCATGTTCGCGAGCTTCATGTTGAGCATGCGATCGTTGTGCTCTTCGGTGAGTTCCTCTTGGTAAGGTTTCAACATCTCCAACACGCCGAGGCCGTTCAGCAGGTGGGCACGGGGATGGTAGACGCAATAGTTGATCGGCCGCGTGTCGTAGGGCGCATATCCGCGCCACGCGATCTTTCTAGAAGTACGGTCCCATATGCAGAGGATCTCCTCATCGAAGCCGTCGTTGTCGTAGTCGAACGTGACGAAGCTCATGTGCATCTCGTAGAGCTTCGCGATCATATCCATAGTCGTCGACCGACCTAAGGCTTCCCGGCGTTGGCGCACATTGTCAATCGAGGAGACGGCTTGGAGCCCCTTCAGCTTCCAGCGCTCCTCTTTGTTCTCGACGCGGCCATACTCGCGCAACTCGCCCTTCGTCATCCACATGCGGATGTCGACCCATGGGAGTTCATCCAAGATCGCCCCCGCCCCACCGGGTGCCAGGAAGTCTTCGATCGGCACCACGCGGATGCGTGGCCCATAGTCGATCACCGTCCGCGTGGCGGTCCGTTTGATGATGTGGACGAACGGGGTGTAGAGCACGCCCGTCCCAAGTTGGACGGCATCCAGGAACGCATGATTACAGGCGGCGCGAAGCCCAAACTCGTTTCCGATACCCCATTCGGTAAAGTCTTGGAGCCCCTCAGCGGCGGCATCCATCTGAGGAAACTCATTGGCACGACGCGTTGGGCGGACCGTCAAGATCGGAGCCACCGCGAAGATATTGGACATCACCTGCGCGTAGAGGGCGTCTGCCGCGATCGCACCTAAGGTGATTTCGATGTTCGGGGAGTTCTCGATCGGGACGTTCCGATAGGGGTTCTTCGGCACACCTTCGTACTGCCGCAAGCACTCCAACCAGTTCTGCTCTTGCTGGTAGCGCGCCGAGTAGGCCATCTCGATCTCCGTCGAGAGGTACTGCATGAGCCGGACGTCGTTGTCCTCCGATTGCCGAAGCGGCTCGACGACAGGGATGCGCTGGAAGAGGCGCACTAGCGGTAGCCTCCAATGATGTACTGCACGATCACGCTCCCTGCCGAGAGGTTCTCGACACGACACCAGGTTGTGGTTGTCTGGATGTTCCACGCGAGGAACATCCCCCCGGTGTTGAGCTGCACCTTCGGTGCGGTCGTGCTCTCTAGCTGCACACGAAGCACGACGCCGGTGAGGTTTGTCACCGAGGTAGCTAAGAAGACCACGAAGGCGATGCGCTGCATCTCCCCAAGACGGGTGTTCAAGTTGAGTGCAGCGCCAGCCGTGATCGTGAACTCCCCGCCAGGGAAGACATCGGGCAATCGCAGGCTGTGTTCGTAGGACCGGTCGCCGAAGACTGATCCCCCATCGGCTTCCACGGCCAACGCGAGTTGGACATGCCGAAGGCTAGCCGACGGTGCCAACGACCGCTCCGTGGATGGTGGCCGCTTCGCCGACCATCCGCATCGTCAAGGCCGGGATGTCGAAGCTCCCATCGACGATCGCGAAGACCCCTCCCGCACGCAGGAAGGGAAGGTCGGTCGCCGCCACGCCGTCCCACGTCATCGCGAGATGGCCGTCTGACTGGAGCACGAGGCCGGACGCCGCCGTGATCGGCGCGTGAAGACTCCCCGTCAGGATGTTCTCGTACACGTGAAAGAGGTGACCCGCAGCGGCGCCATCTACACGACGTTCGAGCGGCATGTGGCTGAGCGGCCGTCCATCAACGGTCAGCGTGAGCGTGAGACGGAGGCTCGCCATTCACACCTTGGTGCCGTTCGGCGTGCTGTTCGGGATGAAGTATACGAGGAGCATGCTGAGCAGCGTGACCACAGCCGCGAGCTGCTCCGGCGTCAGCGGATGAAACTGCTGGAGCACGCTGGCAGCGGCCCCGGCGATCATAGGTGCCCCTGCTTTGTTGACCGTGGTCATGCACACATCTCCTTACGTAGGTGTCGGTGTCGGAGTCGGTGTCAACGTCGGTGTTGCCGTTGGCGTGTCTGTGGGCGTCGCCGTCTCCGTCGGAGTCGGGGTTGGGGTATCCGTCGGTGTTGGTGTTGGGGTCGGAGTTGGCGTTGGGGTAGGGGTCGGTGTCGCGGTGGGACCCAACACGAGCGCACGGTACACGCCCCCGTTGCAACTCACGCGCAGTTCGTCCGCCGTTGCATCGTCATAGAGCGTGCACATCCCACTCGGGGAGAGGTCCGGGGCCGCCATCTCGCTGAAAGGAATCTTCACGATGTGCCCCATCTGGTCGAGCATCTGTTCGAGCGTCCGCTGCGCCGCGTTGGACAGCGCGAGCGTGACCGCAGCTACTAGAAAGAGCAGCGGGAACGCGAAGCGTCGCATCAGCTCGTTTGGCCGTCTGGCGTCTCGCGGAGGTAGACGACACCGGTGAAAAGTGTATCCGCGTTGTTTGACGCCGTCCCTGTCACTTTGATCTTCATCCACGGCGCCGCCACCGTCACGCCAGGGATCGTCTTCAGCCCCTCCGCAGTGGGGACCGCGTTGGACGACGCGACGAGGTCGGTGTTGTCGTCGAAGGACCCGAAGTTGGTGCCATCCTCAGAGATCGCGTACTCGATCTTGACGTCTGCGGTGCCCGCCACCGAGGTCGCCTTGTAGAGGATCGACTCGAAGTCCGCCCGGCTAAGCGGGATCGGCGGGGAGGTCAGCGTGGCGGTACTGGCGATCGCTGTGACGTCCCACAACGGTACACGAACGAGCCGATCAGCCATGCGAACCTCCTAGTGGAACTTCTTCAACGTCTGGGCCAACCGTGCGCGCTTGCCAAGCGTGCCACCCTTCGACGCTGCTGCGGCGAGCTTGCCGGCGGGGATCTTCTTGCCCATCGGCACACCAAGCGATTTGTGGAGCGCCCCAGGGTGCGTGATGGCACCGGCGATCCACTTCTTCTTTGCTGCCATGGTGCTACCGCGAGAGCTTCGGCCGGGCTGGCGACTTCTTGGTGCCACCCGTGGCGCCGGGTCCCTTGTAGTTTCTCGGTTCCTCGACGTTGCGTCCCTGCTTCTGGTTGTTCATCTCACGACCGGTGCCTGGATCGTCGCTGTACTTTGCGGTCATCGTTGCCTCCTTGGTTGGGTGCTCAGCAGGGCTGTAGCACGGAATCGCTCAGCAGACTAGGGCCGTTGTGGGGGTCCTAGTCATGGCGTCGCCGTTGGTACCGGACCGCAAGTGAACGTACCGTCCGCCGCAATCGCCTGGAGGAATTGCCATGACGGGCAGGCACGCGTCGTCGGTGTCGGCGTCGGGGTCGGGGTCGGCGTGAGGCAGGCGACGGCGCAAACATTCGCCAACTGCGCTGTCGGAACCAAGCCACCTGCGTCGAGACCGCAGATGCCGTCCGCGACGTTCCGATTGATGGTGATCGGCGAGAAGTCGTCGCCAGGGGTCACCGTGAAATCTTCAAGGTCAAAGTCCGGTGTCGTTGTGACCTGAACGAGGATGCCACCGGCGTAGATGTCAGTGAACGCATCCGTGTTGGCGTTATCGATATAGTTCTCGCCGGCATCCTGGACCCCATTGCAATTGATGTCGGCGAAGAGCTTGTCCGTCACGTGCCGACAGATGCACGACGCCGACCCTGCGATCAGCGAACCGATTTGGACACACTGCGTGGTGGCGATCTGTGACGTACTGGTGATGGTGTCCTGGCAGTCAAAGGCCCCCGAGGTGGAGATGCCACTGATGTAGAAACCCGACACGCACGGTACCGGGGCGTCCGGCAGCGTGAAGTCGATGGCGCTCCATGGGAGCATCGAGCATCCCGTCGGGTTGGTCGCATCGCCACACATGACGGGCAAGTTCTGGCCCCCAGCCGCTGTCGCGACCAGCAGGAATGCCACGGCGAGCGTGAATCTTCTCACGGTGTAGCAGTCGGTGTGGGGGTGGCGTCGGCGACGGAGAGCAGCAGCGCCAGCGCAAACCAGATCATCATGGCGTCGCCGTGGGGGTCGGCGTTGGGGTGGGCGTGGGTGTTGCGGTACGTGTCGGAGAAGGTGTTGGCGTGATCGTTGGCGGCGTCACGGTAGGCGTCGCGGTCCTGGTCGGGGTCGCAGTAGGTGTCGGTGTGGCCGTACTCGCGGGGGTTGGGGTCTCACCGGGCGCAGGCCCCGCACACGCATAACTCGCGCCCATCATCACGGCCTGTGACCCAAAACTTGACGCCGTGCAGGGATGCGTATTCGGCGCACAATCCACACACGGCCCAAAGGAACCATTCGCGGCATGACCAAACGTGGCTTTGATATTCGCGAGTGTTTCTGCTCTCAGCCAGCGCAGCAGATATCCACCACCCCAGCCCAGCGCCCAGCTTTCGACCTGGTTGTCGAGAATCTCCAAATTCGTGAGATTCGTAGACGTTGGGATATTGATGCCGGCGGTCGCATGCCCACGGCTGATATTCGCCTCCAGCTTGACCGCGGTGCTCGCGAGCGCCGTCCGTACAGTGATACCATAGGCTGCCAGCGGCGGTGTGGTGCAGGTGCTCGCTGCGCAGTCGCCATCGACATGGCAGAGATCACCTTCGGCCGTTCCGCCCGCACAGAATCCCGTGCGCTCCAAATAGTTGTGATGAATGTTCGTTCTGTCGGCCGCCAACAGACAAATATCACCGATCCCACTGGCGGTGGTTCCCTGTGGGTTCGTCCATCCGGAATTCGTGAGCGTATTATCTGCGATAATGTCATCCGTACTGGTAGTCACGATGATCCCGCATACACCACTACGATCGACATGATTCCCAGAGACCACAGATTGATTGCCTGAGACGGTGATGCCCATATCCTGGCCACCGATGATGACATTATTGGTGATCTGACATTGCCCGCTCGAGCAGGATATGCCATCTGCCCATGGGTACCAGATGCGGTTTTCCATTATGCGCACGCCTGGCGCATTACCCTCGATCTGGATGGGGTAGTTCGGATGATTCTGTGTCGTTTCATACAAGGCTCCCGCGGCAGGAATCACCCGGTTGCCTTGAAGATCAAACCAAAGAAACGCGGAGAGCGTGATGCGGCTGGATGTTGCAGAGGACCATTGGCCGAGAAGAACACGATAGATCACATACCTCGTGTTAGCGACCGGTTCGGGCAAGGGGAGATACGTGGTGCGATCATACCAGCCGTCGACCCACATCTCATCGGCATCCTCGACGAATCGCACAACGGCGAAGGCATTGCCGGTATCTGTGTAGACCAGATCGCCCGGAAGGACATGGCTGGTCACGAAGTTGGGACCGCCTGTAGCGAGAGCATCCACAATCTTCGTGCCAGGGAAATAGGTAACAGCCACGCCACTCACCGCGCGCACCGGAAGCACGCGAATCGTATCGTTAGCCGCCATGCCACTCAGATCCACAGTCGGATCGTCGAGCGTGTTCTCTGAGTAGGTCGCATACTGGCCCCCACTCACCTTGCGTCGTGTATAGGGCCATCCGACAAGAAACGTATTGTCCACAATCTGGAGATCGCGGGACGGCTCCTCGCCGGCCGTGCCGGTGTCGCCAATGACTCCATCAGTCAAAAAACGAAAGAGATTATGGCGCACGGTCACGGATTGGCTTGCACGTTGAATAAGCACACCGCGCCCGGCGCCATCAGCATCGCCGGACAATATCGAGTCCTCGATGCTCGCATCGTGGATCGCATCGAATGTAACGCAGCTTCCCCCCGCGCGCGCGTCGCAGTTAATGCGTGCAATCCGTATGTCGGTGAGAATCCCCCCGGTGGCCGCAATACCTGTCGCTCCAGAATGCGTCCCCATAATCAACCCAAGGTCTTGAATCGCCACATTCGCGGGCGTGATGCCACTGACCAATGTCGGTTGCGAGAGCAAGGAAGTCGCATCCGTCCCATCAAGTACGGAGGCTGTTCTCCCCTCACCTTGGAAGAGACAATTGGAACAGGTGATGCGGACACCAGAGCCGGCGGGAGTCCCCGTCGCGGACGTGCCGGTATAGGTCCCAGCCGGAAAGAAAATCACTCCTCGGCCGGCGGTGCGCACGGCATCGACTGTCGCTTGGATCGCTACGACATCATCGAGGCCATCATTCGGGATGGCGCCGTAATCACGTACATTGAATTGTGGTGAGACCGAACGGAGGTGTGCCGACCCATCGCGCCATTGCAACCGCCCGTCATCCATCACCTGCGCCGTGCCAGTGCCGGCGGGGAGGTCGGTCGTACCGCCGTCCGGAAAGGAGAAGTCGCGGCAGATGAACTCCTGCCCCGGCGGATCATTGTTGGAATCGCGGTATTCGATGTGCTGATCAGGTCGGCACTCGAAGATTTCAAAGTTGGTGTAGCCTCCTTGCGCGTTGGTGACGGGGATCATGTCCGCGTCGCCCACGCCGGACAGAGTGAGGCCGTTCGCGACCGTGACGCATCCGCCCTCACCCGAGAGATATTCGTTTGCTTCATTACACTTCGTGTCGACGACGCTCATGTTGCTGATCGTCCCGCTCACGTCACCGGCCACCGCAGCAGAGATCACGCCCGCAGAACTCACACCCATGCCGCCGGTGCCCGTCACCGCCACCGTGCCGTTCGCGTCCGGCCAGTTGATGTCCTTCACACCGCCAATCGAAAAGGCAGGTCCGTTCACCCGCACACCAATCGCGTTGATGCTGTCGACGAACGTGAGCGTGTGCCCGCTGACGCCACCGGAGAAGCACGTCCCGCTAAAACAATCCCCGACCGCAGTGATATCCCCGAGCGCAGCGGTGGCCGTGGGCGTGGGCGTTGGACTGAGCGTCGGCGTGGGGGTGGCGGGCAGACAGGCGAGCACATCGGGACAGCCGCCCACCATGCCTGTGCCACCTCCTCCTGCCGTCATCGTTGGGGTCGGGGCGGTGCCCTCGGGTGTAGGCGTCTCGAAGATTTGTGGCAGCGCCACAGCGGGGAGCAACAGGAAGACCACCACCAGAAGGAGAGTACGCATCAGTCTTTCCTCCGAAGGGCCATCACTGCGTCGATCGTCTGTTGATCGCTTTGGAGGCGGACCGTGGTCGCCGTGGCCGCGTGCGCGGCGGCAGAGGCGGCTGCGGCGGAGGCGGTGGCTGCCGCACGGTTCAGTTCGATCAGTTCGGCTAAATGTCCATTCATCTGGATCGTCAACGTTGCCACGCGACGCGCGTTCACGAGGGCCGTAACCAACGCAGCAAAGGCCATCAACGTAGGCGGCATCGCGACGATTAGCGCAATCCAGATGTTCTCAGGCATTCTTTCCCCTCTCGGTGATGTGGTGGAGGCGGCGCAGCACGACTTCGCGGGTATTTGTTGGCCGTTTCTGCCACACGACGGGACCACACGAACCGCAGCGTCGACAATGACTGAGTTCGAGAATCACCTCGGACTCTGGCACGTCTTCGCCACAAGTGACGCAGCAATACTGGAGATGGCTGTACTTCAGCGCCGTTGCTCGGCCACCCGCACTTCCTGGCTTCATGCCCATCTCCGGTTGGCGCGGCCGAAGGCTTCGAGCCGGCCTTGGGCGATCGCGGGAGGCACGTTGGCCCGTTTCAAGTAGGTCGCGAGCCCTTCGAGGGACGCATCTCGGCTTCGTTGCAGTGACCGCCGAGGGAGCGCGCGCACTGCTGAGGCGAGACAATCGATGATGTCTTTCAACCGCAACTCGGTTTGCGGAAACGTGAGGATCGCTTTGCGCAGCTCGTCGTGCTGCTTCTGGATGAAGAGCTTGCCAAAGGCGAGCATCGGCTGAAGGACCATGCGGATACGCATGTCCTTATCGATCCGCGTCGACTGGGCCACGCCTTGGAGCGGGAGGCGGATGTTCCGGCTCTTCAAGATGATCTGCGCCGTCCCCGCGAAGAGTTCTTGCATAGCGTTCGACTCACAGCCGAAGGACCGCATCTGTGGGTAGCGTTGGCCCAGTTCCCCAATCTTCTCCACGAACTTGTCGATCGAGACCCGATCGTGCCACGCCTCCAAGACGAACGCCCGGCCGAGGACATCGCCCCCGACGATGGTGATCGCCTGTGAGGAGCGTTGCTTCTTCAGGTGCTGATTCTTGGTCCCAGCCGGATCGATGAAGCCCACGATCGTCAAGGATTTGAGGTCGAAGGTGGTCACGTACGCATGTCCCCAATCTCGTCGTGGAGGGCAAGTGAGAGGTATGTGATCTCCTCTGACCGTGTGACACCTGCGCGCAGCCTTCCCAGTTTCAGTTCTCCGTTGGACAACTCATGGACGTAGACCACAAGGAGGTGTTTCGTCGAGTCAATCTCTTCTTGGCTGAGCAAGTCTTCAAGCGCCTGACGTGCGGACCATGTCTTGTTGTCGTCCGACTTCTCAATCAACGGGACGACTTTGAGATGCTTCGTCATGTGATCTCTAACGTTCTCATCTTGCGGCGCAGGCGTTCACGACCGATGCCGAGCATCCGCGCCGTGCGGCTCTGGTTCCCCTTCGCGGCACGAAGGGTCTGCTGGATGGCGTCGCGCTCCACGGTGCGGAGGATAGCACGAAGATCCACGCGACCGTAGACCAAAAGCTCCGCACCGACGTCGAGCGGCGGACGCCCCGGCCCGCCTCTAGGCACGTAGACGAAGGGCAGCATACCGACCGACTGTCTTCCGCAGCGTCTCGTAGGTCTCGGCGGTGAGCGGCATGCCGTACAGACTCTCAGCGTCCGGCATGGGGCCAGGGCTGTTCATCATCTCCGCCAAGGCGAGATCGCGCCCATCCTCCGTGAACCGCAGTTCACCATTTTCGATCGCGAACGTGCGGAGATCGCTTTCTTGAAAGTCCGTAAGATCAGGATTCGCGGCGGAGTTCATGTAGAGCAAGTTGAACAAAATCCCCATCTCTTTTCGGAGACGATCGATCGTGCCTCCATCGCCATTTGGATCGAAGTGCTCGGGCCAAATGATGTGGCCCTCCTCGATCACCGCGCGCGTCACGACGTGGACAGAGGGATCGTTTTCGATGATGTAGGCGTTGACGTCGTAGATTGTCCACCGCGTCGAGATGTTGAGTTCGATACATCCCGGCTTACCAATCAAGGCGCGGCTCGCGACGTGCCAGTCGAGTGCCGATTGCATGACGACGGGAGAGTTTGCAGCCTCCCATGTGGCGATGTCGTCCTTCGCGAGCGCACTTGGGTGTGTCCCGGTCGTGGCCCCACCAACGCCAGAGGCCCAGATGGTAGGGTCCGGCCACGGTCGAGGACCGTAGGGATAGGGGAATGTGAGCGCCTTCGCGTTCCAATCCCGCTTCGGCGGTGTGCGCCAGAAGCACTCCGGCCAGAGCGCACGAAGGAGTTGGTTTCCATCGGCGTGCGCCTGGATCACCGAGAGGTGAGACATCGCGCGCAGCTCCGTCTCCCCCGCAAGGAAGATCCGCTGATCCAATCCGCGTTCGTTCGGAAAGTAGATGTTGTGGTCCTTCGGCTGGATGACAACGTGGAGTGGCCAACTGCGCCCCACGATAGTTGATTTGCCTGATTCACGTGGTGCCAGGATGAGGACACGCCACGGCTCCGGTCGCGGGGTCTGCACTTCTTGGCACAGTTCTTTGTGGAAGGTCGTGAAGAACTCGTAGCCGAGGACGACTTTGGCGAACACGTAGAGATGGCGTTCCGCTTTCGTGCGAAACGACGTGACCCAACTATCCTCTGCGGTTGTGGCGCCTGCCTGACGGACTTGCTCGTTTGGTTGGACGACCAACTCCACGCGTGGGGGGACACCGTCTGGGAAGAGCGCCGCGTCCTCAGGGAGAAGATCGTATCGCGCTCTCGGCGCCTTCTTCCCAAACACCCGGTCGGTCGCCCAGCCACGGACAGCGGTGACTGCGGCGTCGCCCCGTGCAGTGGCGACTTCCGCAAGCACTTTAGCAAAGCGAGATTGCTGGCTCATCAATCTCCCTCGCGCATCTCTTGCTGGCGCAGTTCGGCAACCACGTCGTCGAGCGCCCGCACCACGATGGGCTCAGGTGGCGGGGGACTCCATTGAAGTTGGTCGTCGACCACGACTTCACTGTCTTCCACGTGCGTTGATTCCACGTCGATCGGATCGCCGATCTCGTCGCACACCCGCTGCGCCAGTTGCTTCTGCGCATGCTCGACGGTGATGGTGAGGCTATTCTTCACTCCGTCTTCCGACTTGCGGGGAATCTGGCGATCGAAGAGCATGCCGGCGGCGGAGAGACGCACGCGGGCATCTTCGGGGTCCGCAAACTCCCCATCGCGCACGCTGCGGATGAAGTCGACGTTGTAGGGGGCATCGCCGAGCAACTTGTCCATCGCGTTCTTGACCCCGTAGGTCGTCATCTCCCGCTGGTGCTGCGCGACGAGGGTCTTGAAGAGCGGAGAGGATTTGATGACCGAGATGCGCGCGGCGTTGCAGTGCAATTGCTTCGCGATCTCGCTGTTCTTCATGCCGGCCGCGACCATGAAGGCCATCAGCTTGTGGTTCTCCGAGAGTTTCGCGGGGACGCTCATGCGACGACCTTCCCCCATACAGGGACGGCGGCCGGTCCGTGGTACGTGCGCCGCCGTCCCTTCTTTTTCTTCGGTTGCACCACTCGCGTGGGTTGCGTCTGCGCGAGAAAACGCACCCGTGCGTTGTGCAACCCCTTGCGGCGTTCGAACTGTGCTAGATGTGCACGGATTGCGCTGCAATCCCACGGTGGGCCGAGCCATTGGCAGAGTTCGTCGAAGTCTCGCGAGAAGAACCACCGCCGTGCATTCCACCCGTCCATGTTGGATTGCCCCAAGCACGAGAGGGCGTCGGCGATGACCGCGAGCCAAAGCTTACGCTCAGGGCTGAGCGATGGGGAGGACTCCGGCGTGGTGAGAATGTTCGCTTCGAGCAGCTGTGCCGCCGCGACGTGCAGATTCAGTCGTGGGTCGCCAGCGTTCCACGCCGGATGCATGGGCTGAGCAGTACACCGTTCTGGTGCTCAGCACAAGAGGAACACACTGGACGCACGGAGGCTGTGGGTGCGTGCCACAGCCGTGGTCCGTGCAGGAGGGGAGGCGAGAGAAGAGAATGCTACGCCGAACGCTTCGGTGCTGTCAAGGGCTTCGCCGTTCGCTAGAGCAGCACGGGTGGGCAAGAACCATACCACGCGCGAGACGCCATGGAGAGCGACGCAGGACCCTCGGTTGGGGCTGGAGTATCAACTTGGAGCGCTATGACCCACAGCCGGTCACTGTGGCGCGTCCCCCTGCCTGAGCGGCGTGAACCACGGCGTATGCACGACGAACGCAATGCGGAGCGGCAAGGTGTGTCCGCTGGCCGGCCCTGCCGGCAGCGCAATCGGTGTCCCCTCGATCCGCGCCCGATCACGGATCTGCTCCAACAGCCGGAGATCGCCGATCTCAAACGGCGGTGTGCGCCCCGTGACCTGCACCACGTATGACTGCGCGCCCTCCACGGTCAGCACCCCAGTTTGGTCCGTGAGGAACGCGAGTGACGCCTTCTGGCGGAGCTTCCGTCCTGCCTCGTCGCGTTGCAGGAGTATCCGATCGTGCGGCCCGTAGAGGCCGGAGACGCGTAGCTGCGTCAGCTGTGACGGGATACTATTGCACGCCCCGAACGCGAGTCGCGCCCCGCAAGCGCCGATGAGGAATGCTGTCACGATCCAGCGCGCGCGCAGCAGACCGGCGACGCCGATCATGTAGGCCACAGCCCACCGTGGCGGCAGGAGCGCGGGGGAATGCATCATGAGGCCGATAGTCATAACGCCTCCTGTTTTCCGGTCCGCGCCTGGAGCTGCGCGAGGAGTGTCAGGCATCACGCACTGGGGAGAAGATCACCCATGGTGGGATCATGGAACATGCGTCCGATGTTCATGGTGCCTCCCTGCCACAGTTTTCCACACGATCACAGATGTGGTCCACGATGGTTTTGGTGTCTCGTGCCCACCCGAGGCACTCCAACCAGTTCGTTGCGATCTCCGAAAGGCACTCTCGCTCCGCGTCGCGACCGGCTGCCGTGCAGACGTCGAGATCCTCGGTGCAGGTGTCCAACTCCGTGACATTCTCGTCGGCGCAGTCACGGCGATCGAGTGCCACGTCCGCCCGACAGTCGAGACGGTCGACGCGGTACTGCGCCGTGTTCTGCGCGAGGCAGAGCGTGTGAGCGTCGGCGCAGGTGAGGACGAGGAGCAGGGAGAGGATCATGCCTTCGGCACGTCTAACCAGGCCGCCACTGTCTCTGCCCCGGTCTTGCTGCACCAGACCCACCACCTTCCAGCAGGGGCAACCGTCGACAAGGCCAACTCTCCCCGCGCGACGCCGTCCTTGATGTTCATGGTGAGGAACTCTTGGCGGAGTTCCTGGGCGGGAGGCTGGATGAGTCGGCAGTTCATCGTCTTCGAGGCAACGGGTGTTCCGTCGATGTTGGTGACAGGACAGGTGACGCGGACGAGACGGGTGCGATGGCCAGTACCACCAGGGATCACCTCTGCGGTGATCGGACCCAACGTGGATTCGTGTTGCATGGTGTGCCCTCCTCGCCTTGGCGTACTCCACGCTGGAGCCGAAGGCTAGAGAAGAAAAAGCGAAACAGTCACTTAGAGCACCACGAGGGCCGTTGGGCACAGCGAGTGAGGGAGGGCCACACGAGGGTGGGGCCGAAGGCCAGCCACTTGTAGTCACTGTCGTACTGTGGCTCGTGTCCACTACACCCTGAAAATGGTGTCCACGTATTTCACGTCCTTTCACGCATAGCGTGAAAGTTCGCTGGGGGGTCCCCCACCCCCTCTCTGAGACCGTGGTAGGATTTTTGCAGTTGCGAGGGAACACCGAGATAACTGACTGACTGGGTCAGTCACATGTAGCATTGCTCAGCACTATTCAATTGCTCAGCAACAGCGAACCAATCAAACAGGCGAACATCCAGCAAAAGAGATCAATTGCTGAGCTAGCAAAGCTACGTCTACCAAGGCGTAGCCAGCATTCCAGTTGCTGAGCGAATGAGGCGAACAAGGGGCGAACATTGAGCGATTTGCCTAGAGCCGCAAGGGTTGAATTGCTCAGCATATGATTATCACTATTATACCAGAAAAGTCTATAAATAAATCTGTCTCTGTGTCTATATATATATATATATTTATTCATATACAGATTTATTTACAGATTTATTCACACTTTCCTGGTATAATGGTGATAATCACCTGCTCAGCAATTCCAGCCACGTCTACCAACGAAAACAGCACCATTTTCGCCCCATCTTCGCTCCAATTGCTGAGCACTACAAACCACGTCCACCAACGATTTGCGCCCTTTCAAGCGTATAACGCCACACGCGCTGAAACGTTGGAATTCTCTGCGATTGAGGCCAAAGTGAGGTGACACCGCCCGCAAGCGGTATATGTAACAAGTGACGCAATTGCATTCCTGTCGTGCACAACTGTCGAATCACGCACAAACGCACGAACGTGAAGTGAGCAAAATCACGGTTTCGTGCTGGTACACGAATTGCAGTACAAGCAGACAGTGTCTACCAAAACGGAGGGCGACCATGATCACAAAAGCACAAGCAATGGCAGCACACAGCAACCAAGAATTTCACCACACCGGTCGGCACGAATGCACGCGTACAGTCGGATCACGTGGTGGCATCACAGAGGACATCGTGAAGGTGCGTGTCTCCGGCCAGTGTCAAACGTGGAAGACGCGGCCCGACGAATTCCGACTCCCCGTGAAGTATGGCCTGTACAAGTCGGCCGCGATCGACCATACGAACGCACACGAATGGCACACACTAGCTGACTGCCCGCTGCGCCAACAAGAGCGCTGTACCGTGCCACACGCACATGTGAGCAGCGCATATGATTGCGCAAACAAGTATCACAACCACTAAGAGGCACGCGATGGCAGGCACAGTCCTCATGCTGGTATTGTGGATCTTGATCGCAATGACCGCTGGCCTGCTGTGATTCCACACGGCTCCGCCTTTCACCCGAAGGGCGGCGCGGCGTGCAATCACGCACGAGAAAACGAAGGGAGCGAAAACCCATGAGCAAGAAAGACTATGAGGCCATCGCCAACGTGTTGGCCCTTACTGCTGAGAAGTCGCCTGCCGGCTTCTCCTCAAGTGAGTGGTCCGACGTCATCTCTATCTTCGCGCAGCGACTCGCGGACTGCTTCGCCCAAGACAATCCGCGCTTCGACCGTGCGCGCTTCCTTCGCGCGTGCGAGGTGCTCTCATGAGTGACCGAGCGACCTACAACGGGTGGAGCAACTACGAGACCTGGTGTGTCAAGCTGTGGATCGACCAGTATCGGAACTGGCAGGAGCAAGCACGCCAGGTATGGGACGCGACCGACCCCGACGAAGTGTTCAATGAGCGCTCGGCGCTGGCACGCCTCACACTCGCAAACCAACTGCAAAGCGCCCACGAGGACGCCCGCGCAGAGTTGTTCCACGGGAATGCCAACGTCCTCAGTGACCTGCTCGGCGCCGCGCTCTCAGAAGTTGACTGGTCCGAGATCGCAGACGCGATGCTCCAAGCGACGTCTCGTCGAAGCCGCCGGCGACGATCGAGTGGGAAGACGAAAAACTAGAAGGCTACACGCCAGAGCGCTAGCGCTTGACACTGTGGGCCACACTGTGCTAAGATTGAGTCACTCCGAGCGTGACTCTATGCAGTACGCCTTTTGTTCGCCTGATTGGTTCACTGCATAGCATTGCCTGCATAGCAAGCAAAGAGGAGCGACCATGCATCAAGACATTGACAAGCTGGCCAACCAAGCGGCCGGGAACTGGTATTCGTTGATGAAACTGCGCAAGGACAAAGGCAGCATGCTCTACTTGACACACAAGCAGCCGTCGTGGTACACACACGAAAGGAGCCTCACCATGTCGCAAGAGTACAGCGATCCAAATCGAGCAACCGATCCGCTTCCGAAACCGATTGACATCACAATCGAGAACCACAGAAGCGTGTTCCTGTTTCATCTACATTCAGACGCCGCACGAACATGGGTCGAGGACAACGTGAGCACCGAATCGTGGCAGTGGTTCGGTCAGGCACTTGCGGTCGACCACCATTGTGCGCGGGACCTGGCGCAAGGCATGCTCGACGACGGCTTCACAGTCGAGTGAACCCAATGGACCCCAACGAAATCCTCACAGAGATCCGCAACCTCACAAGGATCATCGGCTACGCGCCCGCCGCCGACGCACCGCATCGGCTTGCCGAACTAGTCGACGAGCTAGACACGTGGATCACTCGGGGCGGGTTCCTACCAGACGCGTGGTTTGGTAGTGCACTGAAGACCGTCACGACAGTACGAAAGGACCCCAATGTGTGTTCCTGACTGCGACCAGCCCTTCACCGCCGTGTACGGGATTTGCACGATGTCCACATGCTGAACGAGGTCACGGTGATGCGTGAAGTCTTTTTGAATTGGCTGCTCTTCTTTTTGGTGGGGCTCTACTTCCTCATACTTAGCCTCGCGCTGTTTTCACTCTTCGCAGCAATCGTCCTCCCATGATCGAACCGCGCGACTACCAGCGTGACGCCTTGGCCTCGCTGAGCGAAGCGCCAGAGCGCCGACCTGCGATCGTGCTTCCGACCGGGACAGGAAAAACGATCATCTTCTGTCACTGGTTGAAGCAGCTCCGAACACAATCAACCAACGGTCTGCGATCGCTGATCCTCGTTCATCGTGATGAACTGGCGCAGCAAGCCGTAGAAAAGCTCAGCATGATCGACCCCACGACCACCACAGGCGTCGTCAAAGCGGAGCGCAACGAGGTTAGTGCACCAACGGTGGTCGCCAGCGTGCAAACGCTCGTGCGAGAGAAGCGCTTTGCACAGTACATGGCGGGGGGCGCTCCACAAGCGGTCATTGTCGACGAGGCCCACCATTCGCGCGCGGATTCTTATCACACAATTCTCCAACGTCTCGGTTGCTTCGAGGAGTATGGACCGCTCACGCTCGGTGTGACAGCCACACCCGAACGCAACGATGGTCGTGCGCTCGGCAAAACCTTCGAGCGCATCGTCTACCACCTGCCCCTGCTCGAAGCGATCCGCAAGGGCTACCTCTGTCCGCCCAAGGGATTGGCGGTCAAGCTCAACTGTGACTTCCGCACGCTGCGCTCCGCGCACGGCGAGATCCGAGATGATGATGCGGAACGCATGATGCTCGCCGCGATGGCCCCAGAGAAGATCGCTGAGGCAATTGCTGAGCACGCGAGTCAACGGAAGTGTTTGGTGTTCACGCCCACGGTGGAAGTCAGTAAGCAAATCATGCATGAATGTTGCGAGTTGGGCATGGAAGCCCACCATGTCGACGGTACCACGCCGATGGACGAACGACGTGTCCTCCTGGCGTGGTTTGACACCGCGACTGCGGAGTATCCTACCAAAGTGCTGAGCAACTGTGCGGTGCTTACTGAGGGCTATGATTGTCCAAGCGCCAGTTGCATCGTCATGGCCCGCCCCACGAAGTCGCGAATCTTCTACACGCAAGCGATCGGGCGCGGCCTCCGGCTGTTTCCTGGTAAGCAGGATTGCTTGATCCTCGATGTGGTCGGCGTGACCCACCGACACGATTTGCTCAGCATCAAAGACCTGATGACGGAGGACGTAGAGCCGGCTGCGGGAGAGGAACGAGCCGGCGAGGTCCAAGAGCACGAGGAAGAGGAACAACCGGAAGGCGAATTGACCTTCGAGCCGGTCGACCTCTTCGCCAGTCGACCGTTCAATTGGATTCGCTCGGAGTTTGGCTATGTCTTGGACCTCGGCAAGCAGCACGGCTGGGTGGTCCTCATGGAAGTGCAGCAGGGGTGGGCCGTCGACCGCCTGACCCGTGTAGCGGGTCGCGCGGAACGGGAGGAGATCCAAGTGATCCAACAGCTTGGCTACGCGCAAGGCATGGCCGAAGACTATGTACGACGCTTAGGTGTCGAGGCGCTGGCGAAGCGTGACGCTGGCTGGCGGAAGGCTCCCCTGACCGACAGCCAACGGTGGATGCTTGAACGTTGGCGCATCCCACACCGAGGCGACTGGACCAAAGGCGAAGCCTCAGACGCCATCACCAAGGCGGTAGCTGGCGCCGCGATCAAAGAATGCTTGCGTGCGGCTGAAAGCACTTGACACGCAAATCCCACAAGTGTATGGAGGACACATGGCGATCATCAATATGGATTTCACGGAGAACATTACACCACAGGTCGTGACCGAAGGCGGTTACTGGAGTGTGCTTCGCAAAGACACCGAGACGAGTGTGCTTGCCGGCCTCCGCTTCGACCTCGCGATCAAGGCTGCTGCCGCGCTGAGCAACCTTGGCATCGCCTGTATCGTGCGAAACGGAGGACGATGATGTACCACTGGAAGCGTGAAGCAGGCCTCTACCTCATCCAAGACGTGGAAGGCCACACCTTGGCTTACTGCATCGACCTCCACGACGAAGCCCGGCCCAACGCCGAGAAGATCGTGCGGGCGCTGATCCTGCAAGAGATCATCGACCAGCGCACCGAGATCGCCAAGTCCATCGCCGAAAAGTGGCGCGACGGGAGCAAAGTATGACGCCGAAACGTGGTCGAGTAACCCATACGTTTGGGTGCTCGCATTTCGCCAACTCCAAGGGGGGGGGGGGGTACGATGGAGCACTTCACGATTGACGAAGCCGACTGGAATGAACTCATGCGCCTGAGTCGTGAGGCTCAGGACGCACCCGTGATGGCGCTCAGTTCGGCCGATGCGCTCAGCGGTCGCGACTTTGCGGGCGCGGCCCGAGAGCGCGTATATTCGTACTGGCGCGAACTTGGCTGCAAGTACGGATTCGACGCGAGCGAGATTCGTCCCGTGGACGAGAAGCGGCGCATCATCGCCGCTCGGCGAGGCGCGCCCCAGTGACGAAGGAGACGCGAGGGAGGCGATGATGACCGTCGAGGTGATTATGCATGTGCTCCACGCGCTCATATTGGTCAGCGTTGTCACTGGCTGCGGTGGGGTTCCCGATTCCTTCCGCTGCGATGGCGAGTCGGCGGAGCCCGCACCGCAGGCAACCTGTATGCCGGTATGGTCCTGCCCAATCGGCACGGACGCTCCGGCTAAACCGCCGGACATATGCCCGGCGAATCGCTGCTGCCGTTCGGACACTGATCGCGACTGTGTGGTGCTGGGCGCAATGATTGAAAGCGTGGACGGGCGCGGGCAGCATCGTTGGTGGGGAACTTGTTGGAGCACAAACTCATGACTACCTCCCCCACGCAGACCGCCGACGCCCACCCCCGAGACTCGCGGACCAGGCGCGGGCCGCCGGGAGCCGCGCAATACGTCTTCACGGGAAAAGAAGAACGAGAGCGAAACTGAGACGGATGTTCGCTGAACGACTCACAGGTGTTCTCGCTGGCAAGTCTGAGGACATTGCGTGGGTGAACAACGACTCGACAGCCGAAGGCTCGCTCTACTACTTTTGCGAAGTCTTGCGCCAAGATCCACTAAAAGTACGAGCGCAGTTTGTGAGTAGTCAGTTTGCACGAATGACCATGCGAGAGAAAATGCGTATGCTTCGTGCTTTGGAGGACGTATGAGTCGAGATCGCACAGCCTTGGCAATCGGCTTCTTCATCGGTTTTTGGCTAGGCATCGTGATCGCGGCGATTGTCCTTCCATGAGTGCGCTCACCAAAGCCCTTCGCATCACAGCCCTGCTGAAGATGGTGAAACTCGGCCACCAACCGACCCCGTGGTCCTTCATCGCGCAGGCGGAGGCTAAAGGCAGCTATTGCTCAGCATGTTGGGCCATGGTGTGGGTCCTCGCCGATCCCCCTAAGGTGGGAGGGCAGGCGATCACGGTAGCGTGCCTGGCGAAGCCATGAACACCACCCGCATCAACAACGTCCGCAACCGACTGCGCGAGCAAGACCGGCTAGAGCGGAAGTACGGTGTGCCCCTTGGCCGCCGACTGCGCCGCATCCCTCTCGACCTTCTCGGCGAACTCTTCCCCGAGCCACTTTCGCGTCAATCTGTTGGCCGAAAGAATCCGCTCCACGAAGGGACAGGCGACACCGAAGCGGAGCGAAAGCTGTTCGCGGTCCGACGCGAGATCAAGCGTGTGAAGCGCTGTATGAATGGCAGCCAGTCAGAAGAGCAAGAGATCGAACTAGAAATGCTGCGCGACATGCGGGACGATCTGATCGCCGCTGTGGTCGTGATCCAAGCGAAGCGAGAGCAAAACCACAATGACTAGCGGCCCACAGCATCACACGCCACAGCCGCTAGCGATTGACAACGGAACGAAGCAAAACGCATAAGGAGGCCCACATGGCACGACAACGAACGCATGTTCCCGACGGCATCGAGCGCTGCAAATTCAGCAGCCGCAACTTTCGCCGTGACCTGCTTGACCAGCTCCGGGTAGCCGCCGCGTGGGATGGCTGTGCGCTCGAAGAGATGTTGAACCGTGCTTTGGCGGCTGGGCTCCCTATCGTGAAAGTCCCGGCCCTCAAGAAGTACAAAGCCCGCAAAGCGAAAGCAGCGTAAAGCGAGAAAAGAAACGACGTGCCGCCGTGGCGAAGTAGTCGGATACTTCTCAGGAAAAAAGACCGACTGCGCCTGTTCCCGGCGGCTTTCTTTTGGTGGGTGGATGGTGAAGGACTCAGCTACTTCATGCATTGCTGAGTGCGCATGTTCCTCCGCCCAATCTTGGAGGCTGAGATGAAAACGAACCAAAAGACCGTGTCGACAGCGCGCACCCATGAGGGGGGTCGTGCAGCGCGCCAGTCTGCGCAGACAGAATTGGAGCGCACGGTCGCAACCTGCCTCTTGTGGGAGCCGACGTTCTACGAGAGTGGCAGCCAGATTGCGGATCGCATTGTGTCGCTCTGCCAAGACGTTGGTATAGCCAACGCTGAGATTGCGGACTTGGCCGTGAAAGCACGCACCGACTGGAAGCTCCGGCACGTACCGCTGTTCCTTGCCCTCCAGCTCACACATAGAGCGCGAAACACCGGCGATGCACACCTGATTCGTGAGACGTTGGCAGCCGTGATCCAACGTCCCGATGAGATGACAGAGTTCCTGTCGCTCTATTGGAAGAACGGTCGCATACCACTCGCGGCACAAGTCAAACGCGGTCTCGCAATGGCGTTCACGAAGTTCTCAGCGTACCAGCTCGCGAAGTGGAATCGCGACAAGGACGTGAAACTGCGTGACGTCTTGTTCCTCACACACGCGAAACCCAAAGATATGAAGCAGGCTTCGCTGTGGAAGAAGCTCGTCGACAAGACGCTAGAGGCCGCTGACACGTGGGAGGTCGCGCTGTCAGCAGGGAAGGACAAGAAAGCGACCTTCGAGCGCCTCCTGAAAAAGGGTCAACTAGGCTACATGGCCCTGTTGCAGAATCTTCGGAACATGGAGCAAGCAAACGTCAACCGCAAGCTGGTAAGAGAGGCATTGCAGGCTGGGGCCGAAGGCTCACGAGCGCTGCCATTTCGGTTCATCGCAGCGGCCAAAGCCGCGCCGAGCTACGCCGCAGATCTCTCAGACGCAATGGTGGCAGCTATTCCTGCTGGCCTGAAGCTGGACGGAGGAACCACCGTGGTGGTCGACGTCAGCGGTTCGATGGACGACCTGTTATCGACGAAGTCAACGCTTTCAAGGTTGGAAGCGGCGTCCGCGCTGGCCATCCTCATCAGTACGGTGAGTCAGGTGCGCGTGTTCACGTTCTCGAATGCAGTCATGGAGGTCCCGAATCATCGTGGGTTGCCACTTGCCGACGTGATTACGCGGAGTCAACCGCACGGTGGGACCTACCTCGCGGCTGCGTTGCGCGCAATTCAAGGACTTGGAATCGACGCCACGCGCCTCGTAGTCATCACCGATGAACAATCACACGACGGGACGATCCACCCGTGGGCCAAGCACAGCTACATCATCAACGTCGCACCATACCAACCGGGATTGGTGACACATGGAGGGTGGCACAGGATCAACGGCTGGAGCGAGCGCATCGTCGACTGGATGATTGCGCAGGAAGGAGATGTCCGATGAGTCGCTTCGATGGCGATCCGTTCGACGAGTCATCGGAGGACGACGTGCCTCTCCCCAACTGCAAAGCGATACACGAGACCGACCGCGCGCTGCGCGTCCTCATCGATGGCAAACCCACCTGGATTCCCAAGAGCCAAATCACCGAAGACAGCGAGGTGTGGAAGAAAGGCGACGAAGGCACGCTGGTCGTCACCGGCTGGTGGTACGAGAAGGAAGGGTTGGGCTGATGATGCGCCAATGCCCACGATGCAAAGGTTGGCTCTTTGAATGGCAGCTCGGCCTCGACGATTTCTTACTCGACGATTTCTTACTGGGTAAATACATTTCCTACGTGGCCCTTGCGTGCAAACCTTGTGGTGGGCGCGGGCGTTGATGACCGCCAACTTCGGCATCGGCAGTCGTACCTTCTTCATCGTTGCGCAGCAGGGCAAAGCCCATATGCTGCTCCCTCAACCGGAGTTCCGGGTGCACCCATACCAAGTCGTCTGTGGGGGTACCCACTGCTGGTTCATCGACATCGCGGGCACCGTGATTGAGTTAGGCTGCGTCTGCCACCATGACCCGAACACCGAACTGCTCCGCATCGTGCGTGCAGGCGCCGCGATCGACGGAACAGTAAATAGCTGAAAATATGACACCCACCCTGGTCAGCAACAACTCGCTCAACTGCGTCGCAACGTGCTCGACGAAGACGATCCTCCGGTACAACTTCTTCTACACCAGCCCAGAAGAGTCGGCGAACCTCAAAGCGGGAAGCGCCGCGCACGAAGCACTCGCCATCTACTTTCGGGGTGGCACCACCAAGGAAAGCCTTCGTGCGTTCCGCAAAGCCTACAAAGCATGGGCGCTGGAGAACATCGATCCCGCGGACAAGTACCTCGCACGACTTTCGTATCAGAATGTGCGCCTGATCCTGAAATACTGGATGGAGCGCACCCCGCTCGACGCCTTCCCGTTCACCGTTGAGCCTGAGCATGTCGAGGTGAAGTTCTTGTACCCCCTCACGAAGTCGGGTGATCTCGTGATGCAGGGCATCCTCGACGCGGGTCCCGTCCGCGCGCGTCAAGGCGGCGCCGTTGGCGTGCTCGACCACAAAGCCCAGCCCGTGTGGTCAAAAGTACTAACCCCGCATGGCTGGCGCGCGTTTGGGTCGTTGAGCGTCGGCGATGAAGTGGTTGGTGTTAACGGTGCGCCAACCAAGGTCGTCGGCGTGTTCCCGCAGGGTGAGCTGCCAACCTATCGTGTCTCGTTCTCTGATGGGGCAGTAACACACTGTGCAGCGGACCACCTCTGGACGGTGTATTCGTCTTCGGAGAAGTCACGGGGATGGCGCACCTTGCGGCTAGACCAGATCATGAAGCGCCCAACTGACTTTGCTATTCCAGTGTCAGGACCGATTCAGTTCGAAGCAGACGACGAACTGCCTGTTGAGCCCTACGTACTCGGAGAGGTGACGAAGGCCGGTAAGCAGGCTGTTAGCCTTATGTGTCCCCACCATAGGTGCTTTATCCCACCACTGTATCTTCGTGCCTCGGTGGAAGCTCGAACCGCTATTCTTCAGGGATTGCTTGACACCGATGGCAACGTCTACAACGGCCACGTTAGCTTCACGACAGTAAGTAGAAGGATGGCAAAGGACGTCGTCTATTTGGTGAGGTCCTTAGGAGGACTTGCACGCTACCGCTTGTCACAAGGGACGAAACAACAAGCCTACAAGGTTTCCATTCGCCTTCCAGCGGCGACGTTGCCATTCCGCTTACCACGGAAACGTGGTGCGATCGTCGTCAAAGGTCGACGCGCAATCCTACGATTCTTCGAGAAGATCGAAGCCGTCGAGCCTGCCGAGATGCGTTGCATCCAAGTGGAATCACCTGATGGGCTCTACGTAACAGACGATTTCATTGTGACGCATAACACAACCTACCAGATCAACGCAGCATGGATCGAAGCGTTCCGGCTTGACAGCCAGATCACCGGCTACATCTGGGGCCTCGGCCAGCACATCACCGAATCGGTAGAGAGCGGGTACATCAACGCGCTGGAGTTCTCGAAGCTCCCTGGTTTGGAAGACCCAGGGAGGAAGTGCCGCGATCCACAGCACGGCGGCGTGACCTACGAGGAGTGCCAGCCTCTCCATGTCAAAGCCATGGTGGTAGGGCCGATCGGTCGCACACGCCACGCTGTGGCGCAGTGGAAGCGCGACGCCATCCGTTTGGGTCGAAGGCTGGAGGCGTTGAAACAAGACTACGCAGACCTGGACGCGCTGCCGAAGGCACCGATGGAAGGGACGTTTACAGGCAGTTGTCGGTTCTGCGAATTTCGCCAGTTCTGCCAGACCGGGCGACAACTGGAAAACCTTGACCGCATGCTCGCGATAGATGAAGAGCGCAAAGGAAAGGCGGGTGCAGCGTGAAGTGTAAGACGGTGGCTAACCTGCAAGACGACTATTGGCACGCCATCGGCTACGGAGATCCTGGGGCAGGCAAGTCTGAGTTCGCGGCGAGTATGCCTAAGCCGTTGATCGTCTTTTTCTTCGACGGGCGTGGCAAGGATCGTCCCTACTTGAAGCGCGGCACACCGACGGAGATCACCGAAGGCCCCAACGGGGTGCCCTTCCGCGAAGTGCTCAGCAAGAAGGGCAAACCGATCATCCGTTTGGAGTACTACTACGACACGATCGCCGACGATCCACATGCCGGCCGGACGTTCACCAGTCGCATGAAGCACTTCGTCGATGAAGACATTGACGAGTACCGATCGATGTCCATCGACAGTTCGACCATGCTCGAAATCTGCGTCCGCAAAGACCAACAGTACCGGCTGAACAAGAGGGCAAAGGACCCCCGCCAATGGTGGGCCGCAGCCACGGATCAGCTCGAAGAACTCTACATGGTCCAGTTCGCCGGCTTGCCCATCAACATCTTCGTCGCGATGCACATCAGCCCCGACAAGGATCAAGTCTCTGGTCGCATGGTGTTCAACCCCGCTGCGCCAGGGAGGCTCCAGACGAGGCTTGCGGCGGGCTACAGCGAGCTGTACCGCTTCTTTGCGAAGGACGACAAGGAGACGGGTGACCGGAACTATCTCATCCAGACGCGCTCAGACTCAAGCTACAACTGCGCGTCGCAGATCCCCGCCCCTGATCCGTGCGAGAACAACTGGAAAGCGCTGTTTGCGGAGGCTGAGTGATGCGCAAATCAGCGAAATTGACACGCTATCGACGTGAGAAAGTTCGCATGCAGCAAAAGGTGGATGCCGCCTTCGACCGTGGCGTGGCTGAAGCTCGTCGCTGGACTGCGAACGAACGCGAAGCAGAGAAAGAGAAAACCGACGTGAAGGCGCGCGAGCAGGTGGAGCATCAACGGGAGTTAGAGGCCGTCGAACGCCTCTTTCGGAGCCACAGCCAAGTCACTGAAGCGCTCGCCCAGATGTTCATGTCGTATAAGGGACATAGGTGAAAGGAGGTGGTTTGATGGAGACAGCAAAGAAAGAGCCACGCGTCATCAAGACACGAATCGTGTTGAAGTTTGATGTGTGGTATCGCCAAGGAGAAACCGTCCAAAGTGACATCCGTCAGAAAATGCGCAACGAGATACTTGGTAAACCGCTTCCGACAGGTGTTACAAACATCAACATCATTGATAACAAAAGGAGGTGATCTGAATGGCACGAGGAACCGCGTATAGCAGGATGGCTCGTCTCGCCGCATTGGGCGAGAAGGTTGAGCAGTTGGTCAAAGGTAAACCCAAAGGGTTGCCACGCAAGCGCCGCAAGAAGAAGGAGGTCGAGGAGAAACCGAAGAAGAAGATGAAGAGGGCGAAGCAGGCGCCGGAGCCCGAAGAGGCTGACGACGACGAGTTGGAGTGACCGTCAACCACGTCACGGAGGTGAGCTGAATGGCAAAGAGTCTCGGAGCAACACTGAAGAAGGTGCCGGAGTCGAGCACCGTACCAGACGGTGGCTACCTGCTCGACATCCACAAGGTGGAACCAGCAACGACCGGCACCGGGAAGAAATCCTACAAAGCCCAACTGAAGGTGCTGGAGCCAAAGAAGTACAAGGGCGCCATGGTGTTCGAGAACTTCACGATCGGGTCCGATGAGGACCCAGACGCGGACGAGCAGGACACGTGGGACACCAGCATGGGCGCCAAGCAGTTCAAGCAGATGGTCGAGAAGGCTGGCGTCGAACTTGGCGATCAGGACGAGGAAGACCTGTGTGGGGAGCTGAAAGGCTGCCACGTCTACGCGGTCATCGTCGAGGTGACACAGACCGAAGGCCAGTACAAAGGCTCCGTCCAGAACCGCGTTGCTCGCAACGGCTGGCACGCTGAGGGCGAGAAAGAGCCGTACACCGAAAAAGGTGGGGGCGACAAGCCGAAAGCCAAACTCGCCAGCAAGAAGGCTGCCGTCGAGGACGAGGACGATGAGGACGACGCGCCCAAACCGAAGGGCAAAGAGAAGGCGAAAGTGAAACCAAAACCGTCGTCAAAAAAAGACGACGAAGACGAGGATGATGACGAGGAGGAGGAGGAAGACGAGGAGCCTGCACCCAAGAAGGGCAAGCAGGCAAAGCCCACCAATGACGAAGAGGAGGACGACGACGAAGAGGAGGAAGAGGAGGCCCCAAAAAAGCGACGGGCCAAGTAGGCCCGAAGCCGAAGCCTGTGATCGTGCACTGTCCGCTCTGTGAAAAGGACATGACCGACATGGAGTTCATCAGCTCTGCGCACAAGGCGTGCGTGGGGTAGGTTGGGGAGGGACTTGGTCGTGGGTATGGTGCGCAGGGAGATCCTGCGACGGGGTAAGGTTCCCCCCATGAAACACCCACGACCAAGGTAGCGAGAGGTACCGTGCCGAAGCTCGTTAAGGATGACGGTCCACGTAGCGCACGGGTTGTCGTTTGTGGGGAGGCACCGGGGCGCACGGAAGAGGCATACCGTCGCCCATTCGTAGGCGCTGCGGGAGCGATGCTAACACGCTGGTTGAAGCGCGTCGGCCTCACACGCAAAGAGATTTACATCACGAATGTCTATCCCTATCGTCCGCCAGGAAACGACCTGAGGCGCATCCCATATGCGGAGCTGCAACAGTGGACTGAGCAATTGCACCTCAGACTTGCAGCGCTTGACGGTCCTATCGTGATCGTCCCGATGGGCAATTTCGCGTTGCAGGCCATCATCGGCAAGAGTGGGATCACGAAGCATCGGGGCTCCATCTATCAGTACACCGACCGGCGGGGCCGTGAGATCAAGGTCATCCCGACGCTGCACCCTGCCGCGATCTTTCGGCAGCAGAAGTGGGAGCGTCGCTGCATCCGTGATTGGCAGCGCATCGCCAGTGACAGCCAGTTTGCCGACCTTCGGTTGCCGCAGCGCACGCACGAGATCATGCCCACCATCCATGACGTGGAGCTGTTCTTGGTAGCTGCCAAAGCGGCTGGCACCGCGCTAGCGGTCGACATCGAGACCCCAATCAAATGGAAACGGAAGGTGATCGGCCACACCAAGAAGGGGACGCCAAAGATCAAGAAGGAGAAGGGCGCGCGGTTCATCGCCTGCGTGGGATTCGCCAACAGTGCTGAGCACTCGCTGACGATCCCCACCACACGCGCCTACTGGGGCGACAAGGATGAGCTAGCGCGAGCGTGGGAGTTGATTCGTGCACTGCTAGCGTTGCCCAACGAGAAGATTTTTCAGAACGGGTGGTTCGACACGTTCCACTTCAATCGGCTGGGGATGCCAGTGCGCAACTGGCGCTGGGACACGATGGCGCTCCATCACGTCCTGATCCCGAACGAGGATCACTCACTCGCGTTCATGGGCAGCGTCGACACACGCCAGCCGTACTGGAAGGATGACAGCAAGAGCCAAGACAAAGGCATCCCGGTCGATTTGGAAACCTACTGGCGATACAACGGCATCGATTGCTGTGTGACGTGGGAGCTGCACGCGAAGTACATCAAGGATCTCGAAGCGTGCGGCCGGCTGGACCTCTACTTGAAGCACCATCGTCGCCTCTTCAAGCCGCTCCTTCAGATGTCCGTCGAAGGCATCCGTTCCGACGAGCACCGGCGCAAGCAACGCTTCGCTCAGCTCACCGCCGACCTGATTCGCCTGCGCACCACGCTGACGGCCCTTGCGGGTGAGGAACTGTACGGCAAGAAGGGTAGCCTGTCGACGAAGAAGCTCCGCGCCTTCCTGTATGACAAGCTGGGCTTGCCGCCGATGACCAAGGGTGTGAAGGGCGAGCAGAAGATCACGACGGACGAGATCGCCGTTCGCAAATACCAACTGAAGTTTGGCCGGAAGCGTCCTGAGGTGAATGAGGCGTGTCAGTTGATCTTGGACCATCGACGGTCAGACAAGCTGCGTTCATTCTATGCAGCGAAGACGTGCGATGAGGACAGTCGCATCCGGTGCTCCTATTCCATTGCGCCCGAGAGTGGCCGGCTGTCGTCCAGCAAGAATCCGATGGGCTCTGGCATGAATCTCCAGAATGTCGACCGCGAAGCGAGAGACCACTTCATCCCCGACGAGGGCCACATCTTGCTCCGCATCGACATGGCCCAGGTAGAGAGTCGCTACGTCTATATGTTCACGGGTGACGAAGAGCTGATCGAGAAAGCACGGTCCAAACCGTGGGAGTATGATGACCACCGAACTACCGCTGCAATCATCTTTGGTGTGCAAGAATGCATGGTCAACAAAGACCAACGGTACTTCGGGAAGCGGGTCAATCACGCCTCGAACTACGACATGCAAGGCAAACGGATGTCTGACGAGATGCTGAAGGATGGCGTCGTGGAAACACCCGAACGCGGCCAGGCGATGATCGAGGCCCGCATGGATGCGGCCCCCGCGATTCGCTCCGTGTTCCACCGCGAGACGCGCCGCATGATCATGACGGAGCGCTGCCTCGTCAACAGTTGGGGCCATCGATTGGACCTCACCGACATCCGACTCGGCCCCGACGTCTTTCGTGAGGGCTACGCTTTCCGTGCATCGAGCGAAGCGTCGTTTACGATCAATCGCTGGGGCTTGATCCCTGCCTTCAAGTACTGCAAGGGTCGCGACGCCAAGCTCCGCAACCAGGTCCACGATGAGCTAGTCTTCAGCGTCGCGCCGGCTGAGGCGTGGGATCTCTACCAGTTCGTGAAGCAGTCGATGGAGCGTCCCCGTCCCACCCCCTACGGAGAACTGATGGTCCCGGTGACGTTGAAGATTGGGGTGAACTGGGGCAGCGGTCACGAGTGGCAGAAGCCACCCCAGAGAAAAGAATTTGAGGAGGTCATACGTGACACGCGAGCCAAAGCGAAATAAGAAGTTTCTCCATCGTGATCGTTGCCAATGGTGCCTGCGCCGCATCAGTTTGGCACCGATCAGGTTGCACGAACAGTACTGCAAAGCAGCACGGAAGCGGTTGATCCGACGAGTGGCTCTAATAGAGGACCGTGCGCAGAATCCTTGATGAGACGACCGACCTGATCCGCCTGTATCGCCATCATGTCGGCAAGAGCGAGACACCGATCGACTACCATGTGTGGGCGTGTATCGCAGCCATCGCCGCGTGTGTCGCGGACCGGGTGTGGCTCACAAAGCTCGGTCGGCCGCTGAGCCCTGCTCTCTACGTGACCCTGCTGGGACCATCGGGGATTGGGAAGGGTGCCGCCACGGAGCACATGCTGAGCTACCTCGAAGACATCCCAGTCGTGAACACCTACAGCGGCGTCATCACGGCCCAAAAGTTCCTCCACTTCCTCGCCGGCACCAAAGTGAAGAAGCGTTCGGGTGGTGACAACGAAGTGATCGAGGTGAAGAAAGACCCTGCGAAGGTGTTCTTGGTGACGGAGGAGTTGACCTGGTGCCTTGGCGTGGGACCTCCAGCACTAGAGTTCGTACGGATGATTACGGGGATGTACAACAAGTCAACGACGATCAAGAAAGGGACGATCACCAGCGGCCTTCAGGTGTTGAAAAAAAGTTCGATCAACTGGCTCGGTGGCACCACCCTCGACTGGCTCACGGATGGCCTCCCACGCAGATCGATCGAAGGGGGCTTCATCGGCCGGCTCATCATCGTCGATGCGGAGTACGATATGCAAAAACGCATCCGCGACGCGATCCTCCCTCCGGACGTCGAGGAAGTAACCGACCACATCCGGCGGCGCTTCCAACGACTGACGGAGATCACCGGAGAGTTCGCTGTCACCAAACAGGCGCGCGCCATCGAAGATCAGTGGTTCTACGGACGGCCGGAGCCCAACGACGTACGCCTGATTCCCTCGTGGCGCCGCCAACATGATCATCTTTTGAAACTGGCGATGATCCTCTCGCTTTCCGAGAGCCACGATCTGCGGATCATGCGACGCCACATGATCGCGGCGCGCGATCTCGTCGAACACACGTTTGCCGCGACGCTAAAGATCCTTGAAGCGTGCTACACAACGATTGAGACGGAAGGCATCGATATGGTACGGAAAATCGTGCGGAACGCAAGCCAGATGAAGCATTCCGTGTTGCAACGCAAAGTCTCCCCGCGTGGGGTTGACGCGCGAAAACTCGCCGGCATCATTGAAACGCTCCGCGCAGGCCACGAGATCAAAATCTACTCGGGGGCCAGAAGGGGAAAGGTGTACGAATGGCAACGAACCAGGATCGGTGGGCAGAAGCCAAAGCAAAGCTAGAGTCTCCAAAGTTGAATTGCTGCCTCGTGAATAACAACGAATGTCGTGGACCCTTGTGCAGCCACGGGTACTGTGAAGCCCACTGTGAAGAGCTGTGTGGCGAGAGCTGCCCATGCCGCTAGACCGCACCCGTGTCACCGACTTCCATCATGCGCTCAACCGCATCGATCGCCTATTGGAGCAGTACGAACCGAAGCACAAGGGCGCATGGAAGAACCAATTAGTAGCCGAGCATCTCGAACATGGGATCATTCACACGATCACCGCAAAGTACGAGTACCAGGTACTCGAAAAAGCGGTGATGATCGAGGAGGAACTAGCCTCCGCTGCCTGTCGTGCGCTGATGGCGCTGGAGCAGTGGTTGCAGCGAGGCTAGGGCGCAGCGGGGAGCTTGACGCCGCGTTCTTCGAGTAGCGCTTGGGCGTCAGCGGAGACTTGCTTCATCGCGAGTTGCTTGGCGAGGTCGGGACGCAACACCTTCAACCGTTCGCGGGCAACAGAGCGTGTCTCTTTGAACACTTGTTGGAGGATGATGATCTTCTCGGTGTCGGTGGCGCGTTGGTAGCGCGAGGCTGTCACCAGCCGAGGGAAGACGACTTGCATTTGCTCAGCAATCGACTGGTTGAGAACTCGATCGATCTTTGGCTCCCCGCTCTTCGCCATCACCTCGAAGGGAGAGAGATGGAGCGCTTGCAGCTCCTTCTCTAGTTGGTTAGCGGTTGTCAAGCTGAGCCCCGTGAGCTGCCGGAGCACAGGAGTCTCAGCCTTCGGGGGCTCCGCGCGCGTCACGAACTGTTTCGGTGGCAAGGTCTGTGATAGCAGCGGGATGTTCTCTTCAGCGCGACCTAACAGCAGCTCTCGCGTGTCGCGGAGGATCGCTTCGTTGGGGTCGACGCCAGCCACGAAGTCTTTGACTGTGCGGAAGGGGACCGTGAAGCTGCCGATGTAGTTCGCCGCGAAGTCACGAAGGAGATTCGTCGCTTGCTCTAGTGGTTGGGGTTTCAAGAACTCGATGGCGACAAGCCCAGTGCCCGCGAGGCGGCTCATGGAGAGCATCCCCTGCGCAACATCGAGCCCTGTCATCCCACGTCGTGCTTTCAGCGCGGCGGTGAGGCCCTTGCCGTCACGGATCACGTCGACGCCGACCTCGGAGAGCGTCTTCATCACGTCAGCTATGAAGAGGTAGGTAGCGAGCGGAGCGAACGGACGGGCATCGATCGTGCTGTCACCCGCTTGGATCTGATACCACTTCTCCCCAGCGGCCGACGAGTTGCGCACCGCCAATCCAGCCCCAAGAAATGCTGTGCCCAACGAAGCGCGTGAGAGGATTTGGTTGCGAGTCGCTTTGCTCGCCCAGTTGTATTTGCCTGTTGGATCGCGCAGCATGAGCCGCGTGTAGCCAGCGGGCGAGAAGTCGTACAAGAACTTGTAGCTGTTCGCGAGGAAGCGAGGGAAGGGATGGATCTGCGTCAAGAGCGGCATGTCACGGTACATGTTGAGGACTGCACGCCCGAACGTGCCTTGCTTGGGCGTCGCCGCGAAGGTTCCCTCCAACGCTGTTTGCACCGCCTTGTTGACGGCGTCCGCCGGCAACTGCGCCGGCTCACTGAGCAGCGCACCGACGTCTGCACCACGCGCCCGCAGCTCTCCACGCAACGATCCATCGAAGAGTGCGCGGCGGAAGAAGCTCTCTTGCATGACGTTGAAGGTATTGATGATCTTGGCATAGCGGCTGCCCAAGGTGATTTCGCCGGCTGGGGTGGCGAAGAGTTCGTTGACCAGTTGGGCATTCTTTGGCGAGGTACGTGCAAACTGATCCAACGCTTGCACGAGATCGCGACGCCCACTTGGCGTCAGTTGCCGCGCGAAGCTCGCCGTCAGCTCGAAGGACCGCCCAAGGCCCTCCCCACCAAGCCCGCTTTGCACCGCCTGATCGAGCACTTCCGTCGAGTACCGCCCCGTCTGTGACAGGATGTTGCGGGCGGTCGTCGCAAACTGTGCTGTCAACGACGCTCGCCGGATGTTCTCGATGGGGCGGTAGAGGCGCAGGAAGCGCTGCCAGAAGTAGTCAGGCGGAATCGCTTGGTTGAAGGCGTTCAGCGCTGGGGTGATCGAGGGGTCGTTCGCCTCCATGGCCTTCATCGACTTCCGCAGTTGCGAGAGGAAGTTCAACTTCTGCGCATCCGAGCGCACGGTGTTGCGGAAGAACGACACCATCTCTGGCGCGGCACCGGAGGCGTCCATCTCATCGGCGATAGCAAGGTAGAGCCGCTGCCGTTGGCTATTTTGTGAGATCGACTCCAGTTGGTCAGGGGCGTTCTGCAATCGGGTGTTCAGTTTTTGGAAGAACTCAGGTGTGAACTCCTTCTGGAAAAAGTCTGGTGGTACATCTTCAAGGCGGAAGCCCCCACCAGGTGGCTCAGGTGGTGCGCCAGGTGGCTTTGCTAAAGGTGGTGCCACTTCAGGTGGTGGCGTGTCGGCGACGATCAGGTCCACTGAGGGGCGCGTTGGGATTGGCTCAGCAGCACCCTCGGGCGTGAGCGGTGTCACTTGGCCCGGCGCGAACTTCGCTTGTGCTCCACCAACGGCTGCTCCGAACACCAACCCTGCTCCCGTTGAGAGCATGAGGTCAGCGGTCTGCGGTAGCTCACCATCCTTGATGAGCGATCGTGTGGTAGCACTGCCGGCCCCGAGCGCGGCCCCGCCGAGGGCACCTTTGATCGCACCGCGCACGAGTGTCCCGGCGGGCTTGCCGAGGAAGGGGATGGCACCGATCCCGCCGACTGCGCCTTCGGCGGCTATCGCCCTTGGCTGTTGCGGCTCACCACGGATCGCGGCGCGTGCCGCCTCGCCGGCTGCGCCCCCAGCGATGCCACCCGCGATGGCTCCCGGTGGGCCAGCAAGAGCCCCACCGCCAACGGCTCCTGCGATCGGCAACCCGACGCTGGCTGCCGTGGCCGCGACGTCGCCCATCGATGGGATCGCGATGGCCGGCGCCTCCGCTGTGCCCTCTAGTGGTGGCTTCTCTGCTGGCGCAGGCGCGACGTGTTCTGCCTGCAACTGACCGAGGATTGCCGCTTGCGCTTCGGCTGGTGTCGGCTCACGGTCGGCGATCAGCTCGAAGGTGCCTTTGTCGGTGACGACCTCGTAGGTGTCGAAGGGCATAGCCTACTTCTTGCGGATAGTCTGGATCGTGATTGGTGGCCCAGCTGGCCCCGCACCGGGATAGCCAGGTTCGATGAAGGGCTGCGTGGTGCCTGGTGCTACAGCTGATGGCGCTGCTGCACCTAACAAAGCATCGGCGTTCTCGTCATCCATCAATGACTGCACGAAGCTCACCGCACCAACAGCGCCCTTTTTGATGTCGCTCAATGAGAATGCTGCGAGCTTCGGATCGCCGGAGCCAGGTGGTTGACCTTGCTTCCGCGCGGTGTACTCAGCAATGAAGCGATCACGGATCGATTCTTTGCGCGCCTTCAAGAGTTTCCCCACTCTCTTTGCAACCTTCGGTGAGATATTGCCAGCCTGGATGTCCTCTTTCGATACGCCCTCCCCAATCAACGCGAGGTTCTGCGACGTTGCAATGAACTTGTTCGTGGTAAGGCCAGGCAACTTGCGTGGTGCATCGAAGATTTGATTGGCGTGGAAGTCACCGTTCGGATCGATCTGGATGGCGAAAGACTTCTTGCGGTCACCGTCATCAAACGTACGGAAGATTGTCTTCGACTGGCCTTGCTTCTGTGCTTGCAATGCGAGCTTCTTCTCACCGAGCGACAGTGTCCCAATCTTGGAGCCGAACGCCATACCGATGATCGCTGAGCCCTGTGGCTCCGCAGCGGTCTCTTGAATCCGACGCTTCAACTTTTGTCCAGCTGTCTCAGAGGCGGGTGCCGCTACTGGCGCTAGCGCTGTGGGAGCAGCGGGTGCTGAAGGTACGGGAGCCTGCTGGATCTGGATGGGGGCTGGGGCGGGTGCACCGCTTGCAGTAACAGCTGGGCCTGTCGGTGCTGATACACCACCAGCGCTGTTCAACAATGGTACAGCGCCACCACTGATGAGATCCGCTTGCAATGCTGATCCTGCCTGTTCGGTAACTGAAGGTGCCGTCAAGAACTCCGTGATGTCCTCTGGCTTCGACTTGCCCTCACCGATTCCGAGTGCATCACGGTATACCGCAACGAACTTTGGGTTCTTGAGCAGGTCAGGATTCTTCTCTGCGCGGCGACGGATTGCAGCTACTTCTTGTTGCTTCTTCTGGAGCGCTTCGACAGCTTGGATGCGTTGCTTATGCTCCAGGTGTGGCCCCAACACGGAGTTTAAGCCTTGCAAGAAGCCACCGACGCCTGCGAACGCACCGAGGTCAGCCATGGTGCTCCTCCTGTTCGAGCAACTGGAAGGCTTCGTCTTCGGTCAGGATCTTCATCATTTGGAGGGCATGGATCGCACTGGGTAGTGGGTTGGTCAGCGCAGCCGTGTTCAGAATCTCAGTTTGGACCTTTGGGCACCACATAAGCGACGATGCGTGTGGATCGTGACAGCGCGTACACCACCGCGCCGATGGTTCACGCTTGGTGTGCCCATCGTATGTGCGAGCGGAAACGGGAAGGCCGTGCCTCTCCAAGTAGTCCCAAACCTCATCGTCCGACCACCAGAAGAGCGGAGCCACCGCAGGCACACCTGGAGCCAGTTCGAAGCACGGTCCTTTTTTAGCGATGGTGTTGCGTCGTGCATTCCGCGCCTCCAGGGGAAGTTTGTCGTGTGGGACCGGGCACGTCGCTTTCTCGACATCACTCAGCTTGAATCCGATGATGAGAAAGTCCGTGTCGACGGGTGACACGATCCCGCGTGTCGTCCTCAGCTCGTCGTCCAGGCAGACATAGCGTCCGGTCCCCTCCCAGCGGCGCATCGTCGTCGGGATCGGAGTGACAGCCCGCTGGTTCACGAACGGAAAACTCATGAATAGGGGTTGGTCCTTGAACGGCAGAAAGATCGCTCTGCCCAGGGCACATCGCGTGACGGAGAGCGAGTAGTGACCAATCACCCATTGGATGTACTCCTCATCGTAGACTTCGTCCAAATCCTGAATGTAAAGGACGTCGCGGATGTTGAACTGTGCTGCCAAGTCGATCACCGCGAGGCTGTCCTTCCCAAACGAACTCATGACGCGTGGATAGATTGGCCTCAGTCGCGCCAACTCACTCTCGATAATGAGCCGCGCGTCGAACACCGCGATATCGATGTGATCGACTTCAGATGGCAATGATGACTGCACCGATGACCGCTCCTCCGGCGGCGGCGCCCGCTCCGATCAATTGTTGTTGCGATTGTTGCCCCGCGATCTGTCCCTGTGCACCTCGTGCGGCGACACCTTGCAACGCCTGAGTGGCCTGTGCCGTCTGACCGAGTGAGGCAGACGGTGCTTGCTCGAAGAACTGACGGAAGATTTTGTCACGCGTCGCGGACTGCGCTTGGCCTCCCTGCACTGCGAGCCCGGTGCGGAGGCTCTGGGCGAACGGGGTGTTGCCAAGCCCTGCACGGTTGATCGATTCGTTGGCGGTCGCGATCGTACGGTCTTGGCCAAACTTCAGGCCTTCGAGTGCGGTGTTCAAAACAGGAACGTTGGTCGTGTTCCCGCCCGTCTTCAGCACGTCGTTCAGCTGCGAGAAGTACGCTTCGCGACTCGGGCGTGTCGCAGCGCGGATCTCCGCCGTGGTCTGTTGCAAGACCTTGCGTGATTGCTTCCCACTATCTTTGGCGCCCTTGCCCATTTACTGCCCTTCAAATCGTGGTGGTGGCGTTGCTGTACGAGACTGCGCGTTCAAGAAGGCCGAGGTTGCGGTACCCGTGAGGCCACCGACGCCTTGCGCGACGCTGCCGATCGCCGAGAGGGATGCAGCACTCCGCGCGCGTTGGATGGACGCCGCAATCTCGCTGATCGCGTTCTGGCTCTCCAAGCCGATGCTTTGTGCTTGGCCGATCGTCGCAGCGGGCGCTTCGAGCAAGAGTTGGTTGATGAGATCCGAGGGCGCCGCTCCCGCACGTTGCTCAGCAATCAAGCGACTCTTCGCGAGTGCTTCTTGGCCCAGCGGGGTTTGCACCAGGTTGCCGCCGGCCAATTGGTTTTTGAGCACCCGCTGCTCATCGGAACCTTGAAGGAGCGCCCCTTCTACGGCGCGCTGTTCTGCGGGAATCAATGCCTGGACGTTGCCGGTGGTGAGTGCCTCAGTGAGCTGCTGAAAGTACGTGTTCCGCGTGGCGCGCGAGGATTCGAGGATCTCCTTCGCGAAGAACGCAAGTTCTTCGTCGAGGTTCTTCCCAGGTGTGCCCGGTTTCTTCGAGAGCTTTTTCCTTAGTGCAGGAGCTGCTGGCCCCCCCAAGGCAAGCTCAATACCCTTACCTACGTCACCCATTACTGCAACTCGCTCTCATCCATCAAGGGCGCGAAGTGTTTTGCAGCGCGCTCGAAAGCGGCGCGTGTAAGGAAGGTCACGTAGGTGCTCTCGTCACCGAGGATGAACGGGATCTCCCCAAGGCGAACGAAGCCGACCTTTTCGTGCTCCAACGCGATAGCCTCGCTGTTCGTCACGCCGATGAGTACCGGGTAGAGCGAAAGGAAATGGGTGAGCGCAAGCATGACCGCCTTCGTCGCGCGCTTGGTTTGGCGTGCTTCGCTGGCGATCCAGACGTGCACCAGTGCTCCACCGAAGGTCTGGGGCTCGATCCACGACGTGAACCAGATCCCCGTCTCGTTTTCTTCGTAGAGCAGTTGTGTCGGCACCTGCATGGCGTTGAAGAAGGCTGAGAGCTTGTCCATCCCGGTGTAGCCACGCTGGAGGTCGCCGGAGAGGACCATCTTCTCCCACCAGCGGTAGAGCTTCAAATCTTCCAGCCCGCTCGCCTTGTACTGTTCCATCAGATCCTCCCTATCACAATGGCGGCCGGAAGGGCAGCCCTTTTCAGGTGTTGGCGACGACCGCTGCTGCGAGGTCTGCTGCCTTCGCCTTCAACTGATCCGCAGCTGCCTGGACGCGAACCGGATCACCAGAGGCGATGGCATCGGCCAACTGCTGGTGGAGACCATTCAAGAGTGCCACAGCTGCGGCCTCTGCGTCGCTGATTGCTGTGACCTGTACTTCGAGATCATCGATGGCTGCCATAGTCTTCGCTCCTTGCTTGGTGAGGGCATCGATCTTTTGTTCGATGCGGTTGAATTGATTTCGGAGTTGACGGTCGACCAAGTAATCAAAGATGCTCATGTCAAGGCGCCACCTTCCTCTGGGAGATGCACGTCGAAGCCAACCTCGTACAACTCAAAGGGCTGGATCAAGTTCCCACTGATCTCCACCGAGATGACATCCGAAGGAAGAGCTAACCCATACTCGATCAATTGCCGCGCAGCAGTGTTCGCCGTCGCGATCGTTTGCACGCCAGGAATCGTCGGCGCGGTGTAGTGCAGTTTCACCGTCACTGGACCACCCTTCATGTCGAGGTAGATCCGCTGCACGATCTTGGTGGTACTGCTTTGATCCTCGATCTTGGTGCCAGGGACTTCAATGAGAAAGGGGATCGCCGCGCCAGCATCCAGGAAGGTTCCGGGGACTTCAAAATTCAAGACGTTGGTCAGCGTCGCGAGGAAGAGCCGTGTTGGATAAGACACACCCTGAATCACATCAGCAGGTTCGACGTAGAGGGCGTTCGCACCGACACCAAGATTTCGCCATGTCCCTGTGCGGAGGTTGATCGCGAGCGTGTCGGTGAAGTCCGAAATGATGTACTCTTCGTCCTTGTAACACGCCGTCAAGCCGATGAACTGCCGTGCGGATGCAGTCGGATCGAGGTTCGTCTCGCCACGGAGCAACGGAAGGATCGGTTCGGGAAACACGAGTTGGCTTCCCGCACCATCGAAGATGCGGATGCCGTCGATCGCCTGGTAGATGAGGCCAAAGGGTGTCGCGACGACAGTGTCAGGTTTCACGGTGCCAAGCACCCCAGTTACTTCAACAGAGATGAAGATGTCTGATCCTTGGATCTCGTAGAGATGCTCACGGCTGAAGCAGTAGAGGTTGTTCGCCCAGATGATGACACGCTGGAGCGGATCGTCATCGGTCGTGACATCAATGAAACCCTCGTTCGACTCCAACCGGCCGATGGCCGAAAAGTAGAGCCGCCCACGTCCACCACCCACCCGGTTCGCGACGGTGAACACCTTGCCATCGATGAAGAACATGCGGTTGAAGTGGGGACCAGCAATGTCCTTCATGGACTGGGGGAACTGCGCATTATCGAGTGGCAATTCTTCGTCCTGGATGTAGCGGGTCTCGCCAGCAACCAATCCACGAAGGTCGAACGCCTGAGCAAAGCTCTTTTGCACACCGGGGAAGTCTGCGATCACATCGGTGTACCCAAGCGTGGCTAAGCCAGGAATGTTGTTCGCAAACTCGTCGGTCTTGAAATAGGCTGATCCGTTACCAACGTTCCGCCAGATTTCGATTGTATCGACTTGAGGATCAGGCGACGGCGTGAGATTGCTGAGCACAACAGGGTCACGTTGGACACCGACGACATCGAAGTCAATTTCTGCTAACTGCCCGATGGCTGGGTTAGACCGGGTACCAGTCTTCGAGTTCTTATACGTGTAGGCATACTTGTACCCACCAAGCATACCAACACCAAGATGCAGTCCCCAATCGTCGAAGATCAGTTGGACGGGGCCATTCGCGTTTGTCTTTGCCGTGATCTCAGCGCCGTTGATGTTCCCCCACGTAGGATTACCCACCTTCGTGAAGGATTCCTTTGGGATACGAAGTAGTGTCCACGTGAATGACGTCTTTGCCATCCGCGTTGAGCCAAGGTTGTTGTTAAGGATCTTCTCCGCTTGGATCGGTATGAGCTTTTTGACGAGCTTCTCTTTCTGCTTCGCGAGATCATTGAGTTGCTTTCGTTGCTTCTCTGGAGACGACTCTGGGGGCGGTTGGAAGAAGGCGGGGTCATCACCGATGCCAGTGATCCCTGACGAAGCAAAGACAGAGTCTTCGACAAGGATCTGGAACGAAAACGTTGCGCGTGTAGCCTGTTGCGACACCAAGAGGATCTCTAAGAAGTCGAGGTTTGCAGGTTGATCACAGAAGACGAAGAGCTGAATCCAATCCTGATCCGATGATGAGACAAGCCGTCCGTTGCCAACACCATCACTAACATCCTGCAAGTTCTTGTTTGGTGAGAACGTTTTACCAATCGACGAGACGGTGTCTTCAGCCATGCCGAAGAACATCGCTGATCCATGCTGCGCTAGACTGGTAACATTCAAGACTGGTGCGGTGAAAGGTGGCGTCGTGATCGCGAGCCACCCAGCCGACCCGAGATCGAATGTGTCGAGGATTTGGCCCGAGTTCGTGAGGCTACGCGCAGTTGCGAAGAACGAGTTGTGTGCGATCGGCTTGGTGAGCGGCGGAAAGATCCCAACATTTGAAATGCTCTCCGTTGTGGACACCTTGAACATGTTTGACACACCAAGCGTGAACGAACTCGCTTCGTTTTCTTGCAGCGTAAGTCCACCACCGACCACGAACATGTGTTCTGGTCCCAGCGGGAACTTCGTGTTGTCGATGTCAACGGTTGGGATACCCTTCGCGAACCGCAGCCGATGCCCACCCAGGCCAGTCTTGATCGTTGACGTCGCCGTGCCGCCGAGCACGGAGGAGTTGAAATCGCCAAACCGCGTGGAGCAGTAACGCGTACCGTTGAAGGAGAAGAGACTGTGCACATTCGCCTTGGCGATCGCCAACTCAGAACCGAACCGTGAACGCGCCTGTGGGGTCGTGAACGCCCGGACGCCTTTGGCCTGAAAGAGTGTCCCACGGGGGATGGTGTCGCGGCCTCCCGCGAGCCAGAGACCCTTCGAGAAGTCCCGATGGCGAATGCGGGCCATCAGAGCACCACACCCACGACGATCCACTTCGAGCTGCTTCCATCGTAGAGGAACGTCGCGACACCGCTCCCGGTCGTCACAATCCCAGCCATGCCGCTCACCGTGTTGATGCGGTTGTGGGGAAGCGAGAGTTGGCCTGCCGCGCTGGAGTTGTGCGCCACTGTCATTGCAGATCCCGTCCCATTGAAGAGGATCACGTAGGACCCATCTGGCGAAAGGTTGGCGATCGTTGCTCCGATGTGCAACCCGGTAACGACGAAGGGTGCCGTCGGTCCGGTAATACGATACGCCGAACCACCAGAAAGCACGATGTCGTTGTTGTCGCCATTCACGAGTGGCAACGCGGTGAAGGTGAAGGACGTCCCCGCTGAAGGCGTCGGCCCCGCCACGGCGTTGGTGATGAGTTCTTTCACTTGGTGCAGCGGCACGAGTTCGTTCGCTTGCCGCGCTTGGCGCTCGGAGCGCACGCCGTCCTTCGCGATGATCGAAGAGTTCGCGATGTGTTGCTTGTTGGCGTTCTCGAAGAGCGCTTTGTCTTCCAGTTCTCCGCGATTCGCGACGTCACCCTGCGCCCGGCTCGCACCGACGTTGGTGATGCGGAAGCCTTGCATGTCAATGTTACCGCTGAAGGCAGGACGCTCCTTTAGGGCGTCGACATCCTGCCGGAGGTCAGCGAAGAGTCGGTTGAGCAAAGCAAAGACGCGACGGTCCGCGTCGGTCGTGCCTGGCGGAGCCAGGAGGCGCATGACTGGTTTTGGCATCAGCTGGTCCGCACGATGTAGTTCAACATCTCTTGCCCCAGCGCGCGACACGCTTTGGCGAAGTCCATGTCCCGATGGATCGACTCGCGCTCAAACTCTCGTGCAAGGACCAACATCGCGATGGGCAGCGCCATGACCTCTGGCACGTTCGTGGTGCGCACGGAAAGCGTGTGCAGCACACCAACTTCCGTATTCTGGAACGTGTCGTTCTTGGGATAAAGCCGCACGAAGCGGTCGCTTCGCTGATCGGTGGTGAACGCCACGGGTGAACCTGGGCGATCGTGCCAATGGCGGCTCCGCGTCTCGAACGTCGACTCCGCTTCGCGTGAGAGTTCACGGCCGTTGTAGAAGAGGGCGATCAGCCGAGCGAGATTGATCTCCGCAGGGAGTTCCAGCGACTCTTGATCGATTTGGCTGACGGTCGTCCCTGGATTGATCTGACTGAAGTTCGTGAACCACTGCCGCGTGTCGCTGCCGAGATCGAGGATGACCTCGCCGTAGAGGCGGTCGATCTCCGTGACGTCCGCCAGGTTGCACGAGAGCATCGACACGAGACTCAGGATGGTTGCCTTCGTGACGGCCATCACCCAAGCCTCCCAAAGAACGTCATGGAATCGCCAGTCCTTGGCTGACGCGTTGTGCCCGTTCTGCCGCCTGCGGGATGGAGGTGAGCAGCCGTTGGCGGAGCAACAGCACCGACTCGGCCAATGCGAGGATCATGGGCATGTGCTCATCGGGCAACTCGGTGATAGAGGCGGCTGTGGTGAGCGTCGCAGGCGTAACCAACGTCCGCCGAAGGATCGTGAACGGCGTTGTCCAGAGCGGCCAGAGGAGCATCACGTTCTGCCCGATCAGGTCCCAGTAGCGTGGACGCGGTGCGGTGGCGCGCAGCCAATGCGGGTCGTTCGCCGCCAAGGTACGCCAGTTGATCCGTGGGAGCGGTGTCGCAGCGATGGCCGCCGGCGTGTTCTTCCCGACGCGCACCTCAGTCATGCGCATCCAGTTGTTGATGAAGAGCGTCGTGAATGGCGTTGCCACCGGCGAAAGCAAAGCGGGAAGCGTGGCTTCGCGACGCACATCACCCGCTGCGTTCACCAACTGCTGACAGTACGAGAGAATTGGGTAGACGACCGTCGTCAGGTCGTGGGCGGTGTTCTGCGGATCACGGATGCGCCGACTGAGGACGGTCGCCAAGCTGCCAGCCGTTTCGGCCACGGCTTACCATCCCCGCAGCAGCAATCGAAGGTAGGACGATGCCTCCACACTCCACAGGAAGGCCCAGAGGAACCACCCCACGAGGATGAGCGGCCAAAAGAGCCCCACGATAAGGGAGATGGTCATGGCCGGTTGCCTCGTGCGTAGATCTCATCGTGGGCGTTCCGGATGTCGAAGAACTGATTTGTACTGTGATCCCCAAGCATGAGATGGAGGTCTTCGATACCTCGGTCCATCTTCACCATGCGCGCTTGGGCTTTCTCCCATCGTCCCTCTTGCACACGGTATTCGTTCCGCCAGAACGCGGCCATGTCGAGCTGCTTCATCTCGGCCGCTTGTGCCGCCTTGTAGCGCATGACGTCGATCAAGACCCCCTCTTTCAGGGCCTGGACGTCGACCGCGTGGGGCAACTCGTCGAGCAGATCAAAGCACTCCGGCACCGCTTCCCAGTAGATGTAGGTGACGGCTTCGATGGTGTTTGAGTACGGATAGACCTCGACCTGACGGACGCCATTCTCTTCGTTGTACTCTACGACCCAATAGGGGCCGCCACTACTGAACTGACGGTTCGGCTGAAGGACGTTGAGATCGGCCATGTTGATATCTGTCCGGAGCGGACGGCGACGGCGTGGATGGGCGAACGTCCCGAGGAACGAGGCACGAGGGTCGAGCTTCGCATAGCGCTGGACGATGCGATAGGTCGATGCGGTGTTGGTGTCCTCGGCGTACGGGACGTCCAGTTCCAACAGGTTGAACGTCGGGTCGAAGCCGATGATGCGATACCAGACGGTCGCCGCTTGAAAGTAGCGCCCCACAAGATCGGCGGTCCACGTGGGTCCAGCGACCGCGCCGCCAGGCACCACGGGGTCGTCCCGTGTAACGTGGACCGTTCCTGTCGTGAGCACGGCAGGGATGTCGAAGGCGCCGACGCGGCGCCGTTGCTTCAGCCGTCGGGTGTTGGCGAACTCACGGTACCGATCCGTGACCCAGCGTGCGGCAAGGAGAATGTTCTGGCTATCCGTCGCCAGGTCCCCGAGTGCTGCTCGTGCCACGTGCTCAACCGTTGCCGTAGGTCACCCAATCTTCGTTGCGCGACCACGAACAGGCTGAAAGCGGTTGGAGGGGACGATCTGCTTCCGCGCGTAGTCCGCGAGCCGCCCCTCCTGGCGGAGGGCCTTTTGCACCGCTGGCCGATGCTTCTCAGGAACCTTGTCGAGCGTCGTCTGCCGCCGACGGATTGCCATCGCGGAGTCGAAGGGATTGAACTCTTTGGCCATCACTTCTTCTTTCTGCTCTTGCCGGCGACCGAGTAGGCAATCGCTTCCGCTTGACGTTGCGGTTTTCCTGCACGAACTTCTGTCGCGATGTTCTGACTGATTGTCTTCTTGCTACTCCCTTTTTTGAGCGGCATTAGAGTGTTCCTCCGGCGCCCGCCACGACGGCGCCCGTCGCATTGAGCGGCTCAAACCAACAGTGAAACACGATGATCCCGCCGGTGAACGCGTCGGTCACAATCTGAAAGCCGATGTCGTTGCCGCTCTCGACGCGATCGATCACCGAAGAGAACGCCATGACCTTTGCCGGTGTCCCCGTCAGCCAGATCTCCCCTGCGTCGATGTCTGCCCCCGCTGTCGCTGCGATGAACGCCGTTGTGGAACCTTCGTCCCCCAATTGGATGGTGCCAGCTCCGGCGGTAGTCAGATCCGTTGAGCAGATAGGGATGATCCGGAGTCGGACCGCACCGGTCACGGTGAGGATCTCATGAGTGGCGACCGTGTTCCAGGTGGCCGAAGAGAAGTCCACCGAGACGGGGATGTAGTTGGCACGGAAGAAACTGGCCTCGTTGCCGATGATCTGATCGACGAGCCCCGAATTGACGGGCAACTGCGTCCCCACGAGTGGAATCGGTGTGGCAACCGCGTTGGCGGCGTCTGTATCGTAGCCGAAGTTCTCGATCGCGGCTGCGGTGTTGTTGACGAGCGCAATCGTGAGGTCATCGCAGAGTACGGTGTTGCGCACGATCAGCCCTGTCGACGCGGCGACGATGTTGATACCATACTGCGTTGAACCGTTGGCGGTGATCTCGTTGTCGTGGATGTAGAGGTTCGTGCAGATGCCCGTGTCGTAGATCCCCGCATCGGCGAAACTCCCAACGATGCGGTTGTACGCGATCTCGATCCCATCCGGTGTACCCACCAAGAGGACGGCGCTGTTCGGTCCAGCATCCGTCGAGCTGTTGAAGTAGTTCCCAATGAGCCGCATCCGGCTCGCGTTGCTGTCGGTCACGACGACGTCGGCACACTGGCCGGCTGGGCTGGAGAGCAGGATCTCGCACGCAAACAGCGTGAAGTCCGCCGCGTTGACGTCGATCGGGGAGACCAGTGCGTCGACACCCGTGAAGTTGAAGATCAATCCTTGGAGGCTGACGTTCGCCGCGTTGATCGCGAGGGAGGCATTGACGCTCGCTGCAAACGTGAACGTAGGTCGGCTGCGCCCGCCGATCTCTGGCAAACCGATGATGCGGATACCCGAAACGTCGCAGTTGATGCCCCCAGCGCCGGTGATCGTCTCGGTGTGCCCAGGAAGCACGAAAACAACATCCCCACGACCAGCGCCACACTGACCGATCGCAAAGTCGAGGCTCGCGAACGGAGATTGGGGACTCGTGCCGTGGAGGCTGTCATCACCTTTGTTCCCTGAGGTGGAATCGACGAACCAGACTTGGCCCGTCGTCATGACCGAACCGCCACCGATCACCGGCATCCCGAACGAACTGACGCCGAGCGGGAAGTTCGTGATCTGAGCAACTGAGACTGGCGCCGCCACTAGACGGCCTGGGTGAAGAAGGCCCAGTCGATCGTCAACACGCGCGCGGTGGTGCCCCCCTCTTGACCCACCAAGAATGTGGGGACGATGTCGATGTCATCGGGCGCGGTCGTGGCGGCAACCCGCACGCCACTCCCGAGAAGGGCATTGTTGGTCAAGAACATGTCGTTCGGGTCTGAGGCACCGTAGAAGGTGCACACGCCAGACTTCACGGTGAATCCACAGAGGAAGAACGTGTCGAGCACGATAGTGATGCCCAGTGCCGTGGAACCGGTCGAAGTCGTGTTCTTCCGGACGTGACAAGTGAGGTCCGTCGCGGTCGCAGCCTTGAAGAAGCCAATGCCGTCATCAACCGCGATGGCGGAGGCAGAAATGGGCGATGTGTCGATGCCGAAGAGGCCAAACATGAAGTCGGTGGTGATGGCCGTCGAGAGCTTCACGCGGGCGAAACAGGCGATGTCGAGCGTGGCGGAGTATCGGAAGGGCGACAACATCGTCGTGTACTGCAATCCTGAGTTGTCCTCATCGGTCGTGCCACCCGTGAACACAAGCTGCCCCGCGTTGCTGATCGCGACCGTCGATGAGCCTGTGCCAACGTCGGTGAGGACCCACCCATTGGAACTCCCGGCTGTCAGCGGCCCCACCCAGGTTTGTCCCGCGCCGACGATGACTTCACGCGCGGAACTGGTGACGGCGCGCTGCATCAACGGGAGATTCAGCCCATCGAGCGGTGAGCTGGGGCGGGAGTAGAGGAGCGGACCACGAAAGAACGTACTCATGTGCATCCTCCTACGCGGCGGTCAAGTGCCACCCGGTGCTGCGTGTGAGGTGGAGAGCGGCCGGCCACTTGGGATGACTTCCGCCATCCTCACGTTCGGAACGGCTGTTCCGTAAGGACAACGGCGACCGCCCTCCAACGATTGACTAAGCTAAGTCCTTGATCTATCAGCCCGTCGACCCGTCAATACCTTTCCAGCGGCCAAAGCCAGGGATGTGGCGCTGCCATACAGTAAAGACCGCGTTGCCGGTCCACGGGTCATCGAAGCTGTCGAATGACGGCGGTGTCCGGATGAAGAAGTTGAGATCGTGCACGCTCTTCGAGCACAGCCCGAACCAGTACGTCGCCGTGGTGAGGTAGTGGTTGACCATCCAGCCCATGTCCTCTTCAAGCAGGCTGTTGATCTCGTTGTCGGCGGTGAATGGCTTGTGCGCCGAGCCGAGGATCTCGCGGGCATTGAACTTGTTCGTCGGCGTGACGAGGAACATGGAGGGCTGCAACAGTTCCGTCAACCCGCGTTCGTTCACGAGGTTCTCGAAGCGGACGAGCAGCGCTTGGATACCCGTCACGCTGAAGCCGATGTCCGGGGAGGGCCGATTGGCCTGCGCGGCGCCGCCATCGATCCGGGCATGCGAGGTCGAGCAGAGGGACTCCGCCGCAATGAAGCCGACGAAGGAGGTCGAGAAGGCATTGTTCAAGAGGCTATGCGCATCGATCTCCATCCGCTGTCGACTCGATCGTCCCAACTCCTTGCCCATGTCGTTGATCGGACCGTAGAAGTCGTCTTCCCACATCGGTCGCGTGACCTCGAAGGCGCCACCATAGGGCACCGCCTCGTAGGCCTTTGTGCCCCCAAGGATGGGATTGTCGAGCGGGAACTGGGTGCCTTCCGGCATGCTCCCGACCGTGGTGAGCCCAGTGATCTGGCGATCGGTCACGGGATTCCATGGCATGTCGGGGACGTTGGCCCACGCGGAGAACTCCGGCGGACGGTCGACGCCGACTTCCATGACCACTTTGCGGATGCCCGGCGTGAGCAGGGCACCAAAGGTATTTCTGTTGGCTGGCATCGTTCCCTCCTAGTTTGTTGCGACCGATGTGTAGATAGTGGCTTCCGGCAGGATGACGAAGAAGACACGCCCGTTCACCGTGCCGTTGGGGTCTTTGAAGCCGACGACCACCACCCGCTCATCGGTGGTGTCCGAGGAGTCGACGAACCAGTGGTCGCTGGTCGCATCGAGCGTGAGCCCGAACCGTGTGAACATGTGACTCGCGACCGAGAGCGCTGTGGTGCCGGACCCCGCGTCGAGGTTGCCTTCGAAGACGAAGTTAGGATGCGCTGGCAGGATCGGCACCTCGTGGCTTGTGGTGCCCGAGGCCGGTGCGGCAGCAACGCCCACGACCGTTGCGAGCGTCGGTGCGTTGTCTCCAGATGTTCCCTTGATGATGAGTCCTGACGCGACGGTGAGAATCGATCCACGCTTGTAGGTCTGACTTGCTCCTTCGTGGCCGGTGAAGACAGCATGCGCCATCGTTCCCAGCCCCGGTCCTGCCTCTATTGCCTGATAGCCCATGGTTTCCTCCTACCGTTGGCCGGGAGCGGCGACACCAGGGACGCGCCCCTCGCGAATTTGGTTGTCGAGCATGCGATTCGCTGTCTCGTGAGCTTCCGCGTGTTTCATCGCACGCTGCAAGACGGGATCGTTCGGATCGGTGTGCACGATCATCCTGTGCTCCCGCGCTTTGTCCTGCATCCCTTCCATCGCGCCCGTGCGCTGGCGTTCCGCTTTGCGCTCTTCATAGGCGCGGATGGCCTCGTAGACCTCCATGCGGCAGCGGAGCAGCATGACGTCACCGAGGCAACGCGTGGTGTCCATGCCGGGACCCGTCGCTTTTCGCTCGATCGCTTCCGGCATGTTCCCACAGACGACTTCCCAACAGGGCAGGATGCCCTGGTTGGTCTTGACGGTCATCGCGAGCTTCATCTGGACTTGGGTCACCCCACCCGCGTCGCCTTTGAAGCGTGCCCAGCAGTAGACGTAGCCTGGTTGTGCGTGGGAGACTTCGAGAGAGTTGAAGTGCTGCGCAATCTCACTCTCGATCACGAGTTTCTTCGGGTCGATCGCGCCGCGCTCCTCGGAACGCTCTTCGGCTTGCTGCGCCAGGTCGTCCGTGGCACGCGCCATCGCGTCGGCGCGCTTCGGGCCTTTGGGCTCGTCGATCGGACGGCCCTTCAGTCGGTGGCCGACCTTCATGCGGTGCCTCCCATCGTTTCCTTGACGTAGGCTGGCCAATCTTTGTAGCCCATCTTCTTGGCCCACAGGTCAGGGCCACCCTTCCGGTCAACCTCTTTCGCTAGCTCCTCACCATAGAGTTGCTCGACGGTCGGGATCGCATTGTTCCCCTGGCTTCGACCCGCACGACCAGGGGTGGGACCCCCACCAGGGTTGGGAGTCGCTTTCCGGGCGCGCCGTTCGATCTCTTCTTCGACCAACGTCTCGTAGTTGGCGCCGACTTCGTGGTAGTACGCGGCCTTGACGACCTCGGGGTTGATCTGTGCCTCCGCCGTGAGATTGACGAGATGCTTTTCGATGCCCCCCCTCAGCCGATCAAAGTGCTTCAGCTTTGGATCGCGGGCGACGACCTCTCTGACGAGGGCAGAAATCGCCGGCATGCCGTAGCCGCCGATCTGCTGATTGATGGGGTCGATGGCCTCCCGGCGGAGC